TTGTCTCCATTGGCCGCGTAGGCGATCTAGGGCCGAAAAAATGATCCCCTTTACCCCGGGCCTACAGTGTGGCCTATGATATACGCCCTATGTATTATAGGCCGCCTACCCGGGCGGCTTTTTTATTGCCTATCTGATATACGCCCCATGTATTAAACCCTACCCCGTATCGGGCCTATAACGGCCTAGGTTGTGATATACGCGGCGTGTAGTGTTACCCCTGCCTTACCCCTTCCCGGTTGTACCTGCTTTCATCTAGGGCTTTATGCGGCCCTTTATCCCCTGTTACCCCTTGGTGCGGCCTGTTGTGGGCTGCGTGGTATACGTGGCGTGTGTCCTAACATGGCGGTATGTGGGCCTGTATGGGGTGTTATGCGCCGGATCATGCAATACGGTATCACATAGGGCTTGTTGGTAGCTCTATTTGGGCCGCTATGGGGGCTATACGCGGCGATCTATGTCATACCTACCCTACCCTATGTCTTTGTGTCCTGCCTGCCGTGGCGGGGGTCTGGCGGGGATTTTCGGCCCGGCATTTCAAAAAGGTACTTCCCCGGTTTTCGGTGTTCCCGGGGGTGCGCAGAGCCGCTTTCTCGCGAAATGCGCCGGATCTCTCATAGCCCCGCTTTCAAAATCAATGACTTACGTGGTTTTTACGAGTTCTCCCCGTAGGGGAAGGCCGTTTTGGGTGCTGACCGGGGGTGTGGGGTGAAAGGGTCTTGGCCCCTCATTCGCTTTTACTTTCAACCACTTAGGGCGGTGGGCTGGTGGTGATCGGCGCTGCCCAAATGTCCATTCGCAGCAGTAGCAGTTACAGTTAACAGTTTGGAACAGTTTGTCTGGAACTGTTACTTTCCGTAAGTCCTTAAATCTACTACTCTTTTTCTCTCTATAGTTACAGTTACAGTTAAAAGAGAGATATACTGATAGAGAAATATAAAATTATTGCCGTATATACTGTTTTTTATATATATAAAGAAGTGAGCTGCAACTGTTACTCACGGGAAAAGTGCGATTTCTCTTTCAATTTCATGGGCATATCGAGTAACAGTAGTATCGGGCAACTGTTACGATCAAGAAGGGCCGCCGAAGCGACCCCCATTTTTGACTCCATTTTTTCGAAAATCACACTTCGTCATCTTCGTCGTCGAACGGATTCGGCACTTTTTCGATAAGCGCCTCGATCCGATCGTTGTGCTTTTTGAGTATCGATCGGATGGTTGAGAGGTTTAAACTGCCATCATCGTTAAACGCTCCTTTCATGCGATTTCGGACGTACAAACGACCCTTTTCCGAGTCATAACTGAACACGCCTGCAGGCTTGAATCCCAACTCCATTAAGATGTTTTTCAGACGTGGCCCTTTAGGGAATTCTAGATCACTTGCCGTTTCAAGAAACGCGTCTTTCAGAGCCGGAGAGAAGATCACGTCACGGTTCACGCCGAGGGTGTTTTCCTCCCTCAACATTTGCACAATTACTTCGGTCACACCGTCGCCAGAAGCGTCGGACATAACGGCAAATGCTTCGGTGTCTTGAGGTGCGTGGCCCTTGGCGTCAAACTTGTCACTGATGGCCCAATCCAAGAACCATTTCTTGATGGCCGGGCCGTGGCTTTCAATGGCGCGGTACACGTTTTTGAAGAAGCGCGAGCGCTCCGACGCTGACCCGTAAACGCGTTCCATGTCGAGGTGGTTCTCGGCTTGGGTGGACACCACCAGATAACGACGCTGGTTTTCATCCAGTGGAAGGGCGTTAAAGTGGTTGGTGAACATCATCTTGCTGGAAGTATTCACAACCTCTTTCGCCTTACGGCCCTTCGGCTCTACCTGAAAGCGGTCATTCGTGATGAATTCCTTCTGGCGCTCCACCGCGCTGTACCGGTCGCCTTTGTCGTAGATCTCTTCCACGATTTTCAGGATGTGGCCCTCGGCCCATTCCGAGAAGCGGCCATTCATGACGGAGTTGGACACATACCCCACGTTAGACCGGCCCAACATGGCCGACATGAGGATACCCAGCGTCGTTTTACCGGAACCGTGGGCACCACGGATCAGGAGTGAGTAGTTGACGCGCTTGGTAGGGTTCTGAACGACCCACGCCATCCAATCCATCACGTAACCGCGCTCTTTCTCGTTCGGGAACAGCACAAGCAGGAAGTCTTTGATGATTTCCAGCGCCTTGCGGTCATACTTCGACAATTCGCCTGCCGGTTCCGGGATCGAGTCCTGGTCGAACGTGTTAAACCACAAACGGCCTTGGTGATCGGTGAAGAATTCCGGCCCCGGGACGTCATCGCTCGGTTTCCACTTCGTGCCAGTCATGTCGCCGTGCATTTCCGGGTAATACATGCCATCCCAGACCATCGGGACAGGTTTTACTTCGGATGCGTACATGGTTGGCTTAAATTTCTCTTCTTCGAAGGTACATTTCTTCGCGTAAGCCACGTCGAAAGCGCCTTTTGAGATCAGATCACCCGTCGATTTGTCGATAAACGCGTCGTTTGACTTGGAGAAAACGAAGTTTTTAAGCCATGTCGGGGTGTCTTTTGAGCCATAATCGAAGCCCAAAAGCTCCTTTTTGTCGGCTGCAGTGAGTCGGAAATTGTTGAATTGGCGGTATTTTTCGGCGGCAACGATGACAACGGCCTTACGTGTAAGCCCGAAAATCTGCGCTTTCTTGAACGATTCGGCCCATGCGTTCCAGTCAGACATGTTCTCGCTGGTGGAAAAGCCTTCACGGAAGTCTACCGCTGCCTCTTCGGCCTCGGCTTTCTCGATGTCACGGACAGTTTTGATGATCGTGCCAAGAGTGACGAGCCGCCCGGCGTTGTGGTCGAAGCCTTTGTCCCACTTGTGGTCAAATTCCGCCTCGTCGTAGTTACCGGCCTGTGCCGACCACTCCCGGGCGATGGCTTTCGCTTCCTCTTGGTCGCGACATGAGATCTGCAGCGCGGCCAGTACGGTGATCCAGCTTTCGTAGTCTTCCGGGTTCGGGTACTTCATCACGATGTCGCGCAGGTCTTCGTACGTGCCGTCCCATTTCTGGACGTCGGCCATACTTGCCCAATCATCGTCATCCGCGACGCCCACGGCTTCGTGCCCGTTGATAGCGCGCTTCACTTTCAACCAACCTTGCTCGGTTGCGTAGCGGTCGAACTCCCCGGCGATCTCGCGCGCGGCTTCCAACGTCAGCGGTTCCAAGTCGAGTTCGGCTGAATGGTTCAGCGGGTTATCGAGGCCCGTCCAGTAATACTCTTTGCGGGTATCCGGGTGGATGCCGTAGGCCACGAACTGCTGACCATCTGCGAGGATTTCGACGGCATGGCGCTGCCCAAAGTCATCTTCCCACACGCAGGACTTGACCTTGGAGAAGGGTTCGTCAGTGCGGAACAGATACAGGCGTTTCGGCTCTTGCCCGATACGACATGGGGCGAAACCGACGTTTTCCTCAACCCAGCTCGCCATGTGCGCGGCGGCGTCTTCGTCGTAGACGTCAATGTCGACTGCAGGCGTACGTTTGGTCAGGATGCCGATACCGTTATTCGTGTAGCGACGTGCCCAACCCTGAATTTCCTCCTTCGAATTGATAGTTTGCTGCCAGTCTTCGCCGATAGGCCGTTTACCGGCTCCTTTTTTATCGGCGTCCGGGGAGTAGATCGGCACAATTGTGTAGCCGTTACCCCATAGATCTAAGCCGTGTAGCTGCCAAAAATTCATTCAAAGATTTCCCCGGTTGTTTCATCGAATTTGATCCATGACGGGTTAGTCAACCAATGGGGCCGAACCCCGCATTGTGGCACTGCAGCGCTTACTTTTTCGGCCACAACTGATGACACGTTATTGCGAATTGCCCATAAAAGGGTTTCGTACCCAACGTCTGCCTCTTTTGCCAAAACAGCCATGCGGCCGTTCGGGTCTACCTCTAATGCCATCTGCATCATTAGGTATTTAACCTTCATTCGATCATCGGAGATCGCCCATTTCGGAAAACGCATCGTGCCCCCTCGCGTGGTGTGCGCGTGTTATAGATTTGCGGATAATAGACTACGGTAGCCACCCCCGTCAATTAAAGGTTTACGGCGGTACCGTAGCTACGTTTCACCCGGAAAGTAAAAGAGTTACGGTACCGACGTAAAAAGTTTTAAAAAAGTGTTTGACAGGGTGTACGGCTATGGGCAATACTTCACTCCGTCAACACGACACGACCTTTTAAACAACCGAAACGGAGCACGAAATTATGTCAGGTATCCTTGAGCAAATTCTGGAAGCACAAGTTAAAACTAACACCCTGCTGGAATCCCTGCTGGCTAACGGTATCGCAGCCCCTGCTGGCGAAGTAGCTGGCGCAGACGCCGGTAAGACCACCAGCACTACCGGCAAGAAAACCACTACCGGTAAGGCCAAAACCACCGAGAAGCCAAAACCAACTCACACCAAAGACGAAGTTGTCGCGGCTGTAGTTGCGGTTAAAGACGCGTTCGGTGCCCCAGCGGCCAAGGCAATCACCGCCGAGTTCGGTCTGGCGAAAATCGCGGAAGCGAAAGAAGACCAATTCGACGCCATCTTCGACGCCTGTCAGGCTAAGTTGGAAGAAACCAACGCAGAAGGCGAAGACGAGGTTTAATAACCTCTTCCGGTAACTCGGCCCCTTCGGGGGCCGTTTTCATCAAAGTGAGGTGATTGTGAACAGTTTTAAGCGCGTCAGGGTAGCAACGGCAGGTTCTGGCACTGAGGTTTTTCAGTGGTCTGAGTTCCGTTACGAGATTGGCGGTCGCGATATACTTTTCAGAGTTACTTCTTCCACCACAAAGCCGTTTGCCTTCGTGCTCACGCACGGTGCGAGCGGTCGACGGGTAGACGAAGTTTCTTGGCGGGATGTAGTGTCCACCCGGTATAACGCCGGAAGGAACAATTACGGCGCTGCCGGGGCCAAGGCACTAACGCGTAAGATTGAACAGGTCGGCATTAAACGTTTTATTGCCGCGACGCATGGGTACCAAAATGGCTGAATCGCTGATGACCCGCATTATGCGGGAATTCGCCGGGGGTGGGCATTCAATATTCGCCCCGTCCGGCAGTGCAATGTGGCTATCGTGTTCTGGTAGCCTACTCGCTAACCTTTTCGAAGATGACGAAACGAGCTTCGAGGCTGCAGAAGGCACCGTCGCTCACGGCATCGCCGAGAAGTGGTTGAAGTCAGACCAACGCCCGAATCACCTGATCGGTACCGAGATCAGCCTGACCGAAAACGGCGTGACCCACGACATAAAAGTCACCCGGGCCATGCTGGACTACATTCAGGATTATGTCGACTGGTGCCGGTTCGAAGAAGGCGAAATGTTTACCGAGATCCGCGTGTGGTTCACGGATTTGATGCCTCGGGCCAACCCGGACGAGCCAGATAAACCGGCCATACCGTTTGCACCACAAGGCGGTACGGCGGACAACATCATCATCCGTGATGGCGTCCTTATCATAACGGACTTGAAGTATGGTACGGGCGTGCAGGTTTTCGCCGAGGATAACACGCAGGCACTGTTTTACGCCTACGGTGCTTATCGTGCCTTCTCGGATGATTACGAATTCGATAGGGTACTCATTCGGATTGCACAGCCCCGCCTTGAGCACTTCGACGTGTGGGAAGTTACCGTCGACGCCCTGCTGGACTTTGCAGAGTATGCACGCGGGCAGATCGCCTTGGCTTGGGATCTCAACGCGACGCGCCGAGCAACGTTGAAGGGGTGCCGGTGGTGCCGGGCCGCACATAACTGCGCAGCCGTGGCCTACATGATGGAGTGTGCAGTCGGTGGTGACACGTATTTTCTAGGCCAAGAATTCGGCGAGGCGGAAATGAGTGCATTACGCGATGCCTTGAAAGACGAGTACAAGATGACCCGGGCCAAATTCGGCAATCTGACTACCGTTGAAATGGCGAAGATCTTGCCCTACCGTAAGGTTATCGAGAACTGGTTTGCCCGGCTTGACTTTGAGCTGGAGCAGCGGGCCTTGAAAGGGGAGAAGATCCCCGGGCAGAAGTTGGTGGAGTCGCGGACGTTCCGCAAGTTTAAGGACGAGAAGGATGTAATTGACCTCTTCGAATTCCTTGGGCTGGAAGAGTCGGACTACATCAAATCAGAAATGCGGTCTCCCGCGCAGATGGAAGATGTTCTTCGGGAGAAATTGGGGCTGTCAAGGGCTGGCGCTCCGGTCATTATCGACCAACATGTCTATAAACCTGACGGAAAACCAACGTTGGTTCCGCTGACAGATAAGCGGCTTCCACTCGACGGCAAGTACCACGGCGCGTATGACGATGAAGACGATGACGACGAAGTGTAGATCGTAAACCGATAATCCGTGTAAACCCGTAAAACGAGAGGAAGTAATCATGGCTGAGAAGTTAATCCCCCAGAAGAAAGTTAAGAATGGCGTGCTGTACAAGTCTGGGCACATCAAGATTTCTAACGCCCGTTGTTCTTATCCGCACCTCGACAAGCCATACGGCGGCGAGGATGGTGGCGAGCCTAAATACTCGATCACCCTGCTGCTGCCTAAAAAGACCCACGGCGAAATCGAGAAGATTATCCGTGAGCAGATCGAAGTCACCAAGAAGAACCACAAGACCGGGCCGCTGAAAGTCGCCCCTTCCATGTTGTTCATCAAAGACGGCGATACTGACTTCCCAGATAAGCCTGAGTGCGAAGGTATGTGGGTGATTTCAGCGCGTGAGAACAAGCGCCCGGACGTTCTGAACATCGAACGCGAGGAACTGGACAGCCCGAACGAGATCGCCGAAGAGATTTATGGCGGTTGCTGGGTTTCCGCTGTGATCCGCCCTTGGTCGCAGGAAAACAAGTTTGGTAAGCGCGTTAACGCCAACCTGATCTCCGTCCTGAAACGCAAAGACGACGAACCATTCGGTGAAGGTCGTGTAGACACGTCCGACGCGTGGGATGACGACGAAGAGTGGGAAGACGAAGACGAAGTTTAACCGAAAGCCTCCGGGCAACAGTAACCCAAGCCCGCCCATAAAGCGGGCTTTTCTTTTAGGGGATCAACGTGACCGACCACATTAACCTAGACTATGAAAGCCGCAGCCGGATTAACTTGAAGACGCAAGGCTTCGACCGGTACAGCTCCGACCCGTCAACTAAAATCCTGATGGCCGCATGGTCGATTAACGACAGCAAGGTGCAACACGCTGACCTACATCGCGGGGCTAAATTGCCGGGCGAACTACGCGATGCACTGGAAGACCCAAAAGTCTACAAGTGGGCCTTCAACGCACAATTCGAGCGGGTGATGACGCGCCGGGTTCTCAAAATAAAGACTGACTACAACTCATGGCGCTGTACGATGGCGCTGGCCTACATGCTGGGGTTCTCCGGCGATCTTCTCTCCATCGGCAAGACCATCGGCCTGCCTGACCACCTGCTGAAAAACACCGAAGGCAAGCGCCTGATCGACATGTTCAGCAAGCCGCAACGCGTGACCAAGGCCAACCCTTTCGAATGGCGCAACGAGTCGACTGACCCGGACGACTGGTGGGAATTCTGTTCGTACAACAAGCAGGACGTCACGACCGAGCTGGCGATTAAACACCGCCTACAGAAATACCCGGTGATGGAGTCCGAATGGGACATGTACGCACTGGATCAGTACATCAACGATACCGGCGTAATGATTGACATCGACTTCGCGCAGGCGGCCATCGACCTCGCAGAGCGACGCAAGCCCCTTATCATGGAGGAAATGCGCGACATTACCGGCCTGTCCAACCCTAACTCCCCGGCGCAGCTTTTGGGCTGGCTTCAAGAACGCGGCTACCCGTTCAACGACCTACGCAGCGATACGGCCAACAAAGTGATCCGCGAAGCGGGTGACTTGGGCCTAGAACCAGTCGTGGCCGAGGTACTGGAAATGCGCCTGAACAGCGCAAAATCATCACTGGCTAAATACGGCACGATGATGGCCGCTGCAGGTACTGACGGGCGCTTCCGCTACTCACTGCAGTTTGCCGGGGCGAGCCGTACTAACCGTTGGGCCGGTCGTCGCATCCAGACGCAAAACCTGCCACGTACGCCGAAGCTGATCGAGGCCGAAGAGGACTTGGCAATCGTCAACAAAATGATCCACGACCGCGACCTTGATGCCCTGACGCTGTACGTCGGCGAGCCGATGTCGGCCTTGGTGGGCTGCATCCGTTCCGCGTTTATCCCGACCCCGGAGCACAAGTTTATCGTGGCCGACCTGTCATCCATCGAATCCGTCGTGATCGGCTGGCTGACAAACTGCAAATGGTTCATGGACACGCTGGCCGCTAAACACGACCTGTACCGTTCATTCGCAGCTCACTGGCTTAACCTGCCGTACGAAGAGACAAAACCACACCGCTCAAAAGCGAAGCCTGCGACCCTTGGTGCCGGTTATCGCCTCGGAGGCGGCCACATGGACGAGCAAGGCAAGAAAACCGGCCTGTGGGGCTATGCGGAGAACATGGGCGTGCATATGACCCAAGCCGAAGCCGAAGCATCGGTGCAGGCGTTCCGTGAGCTGTGCCCGGAGATCGTGCAGTCGTGGTACGACCTTGAAAACGCGGTGTTCAAAGTCATCCGCTCCAAGCAGCCGGTAACGTGGGGCTGTCTGGTCATTGAGTACACCAAGCCGTTCCTGACAATCCGCCTGCCGTCTGGCCGCAAGATGTATTACTTCCGCCCACGCATCGTCGAGCGCCAGATGACCGTGCAGAAAGGGCCGAAGAAAGGCCAGAAGTACACCAAGTCCAACTTCCAGTACGAGGGCAAGGTCGACGGCGCGAACAAGTGGGGCAAGATCTACAGCCACGGCGGTAAGCTGGTGGAAAACATCGTGCAGGCGTTGGCCCGCGACGTGTTGGCCGAAGGTCTGAAAAAGGCGCACCGCATGGGCTTCCGTATCGTCATGCACATCCACGATGAAATCGTAACCGAAGTGCCGAAGGATAGTGAGCTGACCGTGGACGACCTGATCACCTGTATGGCCGCGCCGCTGTCATGGGCACCGGGCCTACCACTTGGCGCTGCCGGGTGGGAAGGATACTTTTACCGTAAGGATTAAGATGACCGAGCCGATAATCAGAGAATCGAAGGTCGAGAAAACCTGCTGCGAATACGCGCAGGGGCGTGGGTGGTGGGTTTCCAAATTCACCGCCCCCGGTAAAAAGGCCGTCCCGGATCGCTTATTCATCCGTGACGGCGTTGTGCTTTTTATCGAATTCAAACGACCCGGAAAAGAACCGACGGTGCAACAGGCTCTCCGGCATAAGCAGATGCGGGAGAAGGGCGCAAACGTAACATGGGTGAGCAATTTTGCAGACTTTAAGAACTACATTATCGCCTTTGAGTAAGGCATTCGCGTACATGCGCCGCAACGTTCGACTGGAACGCGGCGACATGCACGGCTACCAAGAAACGGGCGTCCAGTTTATCAAGGACAACCCGGCCTGCGCCCTGTTCGTGGACTTGGGCTTGGGCAAGTCGGTTATGTCCGGCACCGCTGCGCTGGATTTAATCGTGGATGGCGAGATCAACAAAGTGCTGGTTATCGGGCCGAAGCGCGTTGCCCGGGTGGGCTGGCCGACGGAGTTCGAAGAGTGGGGCCACCTGTGCTTCTACAAGATGTCGGTCATCGCCGGTAACGCCAAAGAGCGCACCATAGCGGCCCATACGGACTGCCATTTCTACACGGTCAGCGTGGACAACATCGCTTGGCTGGTGGAGCACTTCAAGACCAAATGGCCGTTTGACATGGTGATCCTTGACGAGTCCAGCATGTTCAAGTCTCATACGTCGCAGCGCTTCAAACTGCTGCGCCGGGTGCGCAAGTACATGAAGCGTTTTGTCGAGCTGACGGCCACCCCGGCGGCAGAGGGCTACATGGGCATCTTCTCGCAAATCTACCTGATCGACGAGGGCAAACGCTTCGGCTCGGCCATCACGAAGTATCAGGAGAACTACTTCACGCAGAACCGCTACAACTTCAAGTGGAAACTGCGCGATGGTGCGGAAAAAGAGATTACCCGGAAGATTTCTGATATATGTTTAGTCATGAAAGCCGAAGACTACCTCGACATGCACGAATTACATTTTGTGCCCGTCCCGGTAAGGCTCGACGAGCGGACTTCGGAGCTGTACCGGCAGATGGAAGAAGAGTCGGTCATCGAAATGCTGCCGCCGGATTTCGACGAGTATCTGGATGACCCGATTGCTATCGAGGCGGAGCAGGCGGCCAGCCTTCAATCCAAACTGCTGCAGATGTCCTCCGGGTTCATCTACGACACCAAAATCGTCGGGATCACGGAAGACGACAAGGTTATTAAGCAGAAGGACATGTACCGGCTGCATGACCTGAAATTCGATGCACTGGAAGAACTGCTGGAAACCACGCTCGAAGGCAAGAACGTGCTGATCGCCTACCACTTCAAGCCCACCCTCGCGCGCCTGCAAGAGAGGTTCAAGGACTTGGTGGTCATGGACGATGAAGGCAAGTGCATCAAGAAGTGGAACGCCGGTAAGATCCGCCTGCTGGCCGCCCACCCGCAGTCTGCCGGGCACGGACTAAACTTGCAGCGCGGGGGCCACGTCATTGTATACGTCGACAATCCGTGGTCGCTCGAAAGGTTCCAGCAGTTTAACGGACGACTCCACCGCCAAGGGCAGCTATTCCCGGTGACGGTCTACCAGATGAAGACCGAACTGGTAACGCCAAACGGCAATGTGGTACCAACAGTCGACGAAACGGTAATCGAAGCGCTGATAGAAAAGCGCGATGTGCAAGAAGAGTTCTTTGCGCTACTCGAACGAATTAAGGGCCGCGTGGCCCGGCGACGTAAATCTAAGAAAACGGTGATATGGGATGACGAAGACGACTAGACCAGAAGTAGCGACCGGCAAACGCCGGTCTAACGCCCCGGACGCTGATACCGAGGCGATGATCTTTCAGGGGTGCAACATCACGCAGATCGCGAAGCTGTTTCGCATGGAGCGTCGTGACGTCACCCCTAAAATCATGGATGTCCCGCCAATCGGAGAGCGCGGCGGGTATCCGATCTACGCGGTGCATGAGGTGGCCCCGTACCTGATCAAGCCGTTGTATGACGTGGAGACCTACCTGCGTCGCATGAATTTCAAGGATCTGCCCAAGGAGCTGTCAAAAGAGTTTTGGGCCGGGCAGCGCGCCAAGCAGGACTTCGACATCAAGGCCGGTAATTTGTGGGAGACCGAGCAGGTGGTCGAGCATTTCGGCGAGGCGGTAAAACTGCTTCGCATGTCCATGCTGCTTATCCCCGATACGCTGGCCCGCCAAGCAGGTCTGACCGAAGCGCAGCGCAACGTGGTGCAGTCGTCGGTGGATGGAATGCTGAACGACTTGGCCGTGGCGCTGATCGACAAGTTTAAGAAGGATGACAAGGTGGGCGACGATGAAGTTTGATAGCATCGCTCAAATCATTTGCTCAGTGGCGGAGCAGCTAAAGCCGCCGATGCGAATGACCGTGGCCGAGGCTGCGAGCAAGTACCGCTACGTCAATCAGCCCGGCGCGTATGTCGGGCCGTGGATGAACATCACGACGCCGTACATGGTCGACCCGATGAACATGCTTAACAGCCGGGAGTACGACAAGATGGCGTTTGTCGGCCCGGCGCAGACAGGTAAAACGGATGCCCTGATCCTGAACGGCATTGCCTACTCTGTCCGCGTCGACCCGATGGACACGATGATCTTTTGCCCCACCAGCACAGCCGCCCGCGACTTCTCAATGCGACGTGTAGACCGTCTTCACCGGCACAGCCCGGAAATCGGCAAAATGCTGATGAAGAACCGCGACGCCGACAACAAGTTTGACAAGCACTACATCACCGGCATCATCCTGACGTTGAGTTACCCGTCCGTAACCGAACTGGCCGGGCGACCGGTTGGCCGCATCATCATCACGGACTACGACCGTATCGACGACGACATCGGCGGGGACGGTAATGCCTTCGACCTCGCCTCGAAACGTACGACCACCTTTGGCTCGTTTGCCATGTGCATCGCCGAGTCATCGCCATCCCGCCCGATTATCGACCCGAGCTGGATCAAGCGCTCCCCTCACGAAGCCCCGCCATGCGAAGGGATCATCGGCCTGTATAACCGTGGCGACCGTCGCCGCTGGCATTGGCCGTGCCCGCACTGCGATCAGTATTTCGAAGGCACGTTTGACCTGCTTCGCTGGGACACCAAGGGCAAAGATGGCGCGCCGCTATCGAACCTCGAAAAGTCCGAGACTACCCGGATGGCCTGCCCGCATTGTGGCAGCGAGATCGCGCCGGTTGATAAGTACGAAATGAATATCTGGGGTATGTGGGTGCCGGAAGGTTGCCGCATCAACGAGGTGGGCCAGCTCGTCGGTGAGAAGCCTCGCTCGTCATTCGCCTCCTTCTGGCTGCGCGGTACAGCGGCGGCATTCATCACATGGCAGAAACTGGTGCTCAACTATCTGGACGCGTCCGACGACTACGAGCGCACCCTGTCCGAAGAGTCCTTGAAGAAATTCTGGAACAACGACATGGGCGAGCCGTACCGCCCGAAATCAGTCGAGTCTATGCGCGTGCCGGAGCTGCTGAAATCCCGCGCAGAGGCATGGCCGGAACAGACCGTGCCGGACGGTGCGCACTTCTTGGTAGCGACCGTCGACGTGCAGAAAAACCGCTTCGAGGTGTTGGTCATGGGCATTGGCCCGGGCTACCCGTTTGACACGTTTGTCGTCGACCGCTTCAACATCGCGAAGTCCAAACGCCTCGACGTTGACGGCGACCCGCTGATCCTCAACCCGGCGGCGTATCTGGAAGACTGGGATCTAATCAAAGAACTGGTGATGGACAAAGAGTACCCGTTGGCCGATGGATCGGGCCGAATGATGCCTATCAAAATGACCGGGTGTGACTCCGGCGGGGAGGCAGGGGTTACAGGTAACGCGTATGAGTATTACAGGAAGCTGCGTAACGAGGGCCACAACCAACGTTTCTGCTTAGTCAAGGGCGACCATAGGGTAAACAACCCACGTACGCGTATAGCGCTTCCTGACTCCAACCAGAAGGATAAGAAAGCCATCGCCCGGGGCGACGTTCCGGTACTGATGATTAACTCCAACGTGATGAAAGACACCCTGAACGGTCGACTGGACGTAATGGAGCCGGGCAAAGGCATGTATCATATCGGCGACTGGTCAGCGGACTACGTGTTTTCGGAGCTGTGCGTGGAGATCAGAACCGACAAAGGTTGGGAAAACCCGAATAACTCCCGAAACGAAACGTGGGACTTGAGTTACTATGTGCTTGGCATGTGCGTCAGCGGGCGTGTTCTCGCAGTCGAGCAGCTTGATTGGGAGAACCCTCCGGGCTGGGCCGCCGGTTGGGAGACCAACTTCATGATCCGCAAGCCCGAAGAGGACAAAAAGTTTGAACAGTCTTCGGATAGCGAATACAGTTTTAAAGACTTAGCGGCACTACTAGCCTGACAGGAGAGACCAAATGACCCCAGATGAATGCCGGGTGATGTACCAGAAATTGCTCGACGAGGCATTAAAAGCCTATCATGCCTTGATGACGGGCGGGTCAGTCCGCGTTGTCGTCGACCAAAATAGCGAGCGCGTCGAGTACACGGCGGCCAACAAACAAAACTTGTGGGCCTACATTGTGCGATTGCAGAACGCGCTTAATTCTGACAATCCCTGCAACGCCTTCATGGGCGTACCAAGCGGGCCTGCTGGATTCCTATACTGATGAACCAGACACCGAAGCAACAGAAACCACGCGCACCTCGGGCGAAGAAAACCGAGATCGCCCCGGTAGCCGATGCAACGCCAGTCGAGGGCCAAGCCTTCGGCGGCGGCATGGAAGGCGCTGACAGAAACACGCGAGAACTGTTCCGCTGGAACCCGGCTATCATTTCCCCGGATCAGCAGATTTCCCAAGACCAAACGATGGCGTCTGCCCGGGCACAGGACATGGTGCAGAACGACGGCTACGCAGCCGGTGCCGTGGCAATGCACAAGGACTCGGTGGTCGGCTCGCAGTACAAGCTGAACGCCAAGCCAAACGCCCTTGTTCTTGGCGCGCCGGAAGGTTGGGCAGAAGACTTCCAAGAGGTTGTGGAGGCCAGATTCAACATGGTGTCCGAGTCGCCGGAGAACTGGTTTGACGCGCGACGCATGAACACCTTCACCGGGCTTATCCGCCTCGGCGTCGGCGGCTTCGTGATGACCGGGGAGATCCTCGCTACCTGTGAGTGGTTGAAGAACCCCGGGCGCACGATGATGCAAAACCGGCCATTCGGCACGGCCATTCAGATGATCAGCCCGTTCCGCCTGTCCAACCCGAACAACGTGATGGACACGCCTACGCTTCGATCTGGGGTAGCGCTTGACCAGAACGGCGCGCCTATCGGGTACCACATCCGTAAGGCATTCCCGGGCGATCCTACCGACCTCGATAACTGGTCGTGGAAATACGAGCCTGCGCGCTTCGATTGGGGCCGCCGTCGCGTGATCCACGTTCTCGAAGCATTGCTCCCGGGCCAGACTCGCGGTATCAGCGAAATGGTCTCGGCGCTCAAGCAGATGAAGATGACTCGGAATTTCCAAGAGATCACGCTGCAGAACGCCATCGTCAATGCGACCTACGCGGCGGCCATTGAGTCCGAGCTGCCGTCCGAGGTTGTCTTCGGTCAGTTGGGCATGGGCCAGAAACCTTTCGGCGACATCCTAAACGGCTACATGAGCAGTCTGGCCGAGTATCTGGCCGGGTCGAAAAATATCTCAATCGACGGTGCCAAGATCCCGCACCTGTTCCCCGGCACTAAGCTGAAAATGCAGCCTGCCGGAACACCGGGTGGCGTGGGCACCGACTATGAGGAATCACTGCTTCGCAACATCGCCGCGTCACTCGGCCTGTCCTACGAGCAATTCAGCCGCGACTACACGAAGACAAACTACTCGTCCGCGCGTGCGTCAATGGCCGAAACGTGGAAGTACATGGAGAGCCGTAAAAAGCTGGTGGCCGACAAGATGGCCTCAATGATTTATACATTGTGGTTGGAAGAAGAAATCAACGCTGGTAATGTTCCGTTACCGCCGGGCATGACTTGGCGTGATTTCTACGACCCGATGAAGCGCGATGCCCTTTGCAACTCAGAGTGGATCGGCGCAAGTCGCGGCCAGATTGACGAGAAGAAAGAAACCGAAGCGGCAATCCTTCGCATCAAGAATGGCCTGTCAACGTACGAGGCAGAAATTGCCCGCCTTGGTGGCGACTTCCGCGAAGTGTTCAAACAGCGCGCTCGCGAAGAGGGTGTGATTAAAAAACTCGGTCTCGACTTTAGCGGCAAGGTAGTCGAAGGCACCGAAACCCAGACGAGCAGCACAGGCGGCGGGTCTGAACCAACGGACAAAGAGGATCAACCAAATGAATGATCAGGTAAGAGCAAGCGTCATGATGGCGCTCAATCGCATGAACGGTAACGCCATCGCCGTACGTGACAACGACACCACCATGATGTCGAACCTGCAGCAAATGATGATGTGCGAAGATGACGACTATCAGGAACGCGCAGAGCAGCAGATGCGCGAGAACCTGTGCGCAGCATATGGCATCGGCCAGCCGGGCCAAGGTAAGCCGTTTGCGTTCTCCAACGGCCTAGCAATCATCCCGGTACACGGCACGCTTATCAACCGTTACGGCGGGTACTACTACGGCTACGTTACCGGTTACAACTTCATTCGCAGCCAACGTAATGCGGCCCTGACTGACCCGGATGTCGAGGGGATTATTTACGACATCAACTCGAACGGTGGCGAGGCCGCAGGCTGTTTTGAACTGGCGCAAGAAATGTTCGACACACGCGGCGTGAAACCTTCGCTGGCGGTAATCGATTCTAATTGCTATTCTGCTGCGTATGCCATCGGTAGTGCGGCAGACAAGATGACGGTCATCCCGTCGGGTGGTGCTGGCAGCATTGGTGTGATTTCCATGCACGTCGACATGTCGAAAATGCTGGAAGACATCGGCATCAAGGTCAGCATCATCAAGTCAGGCGCACACAAAGCCGATGGCAACCCCTACGAGGAACTGTCAGATGAAGTCCGGGCAAACTATCAGGCAAGCGTCGATAGTATGCGTACAGATTTCGTTAATCTGGTGGCCCAAAACAGGAATTTAGATCCGAAGGTAGTGCGCGACACCGAGGCAATGTGCTATAACGCTCAGGACGCGAAGGCAATCGGGCTAATCGACGCAGTTACGACCCCGATGCAGGCCGTAGCAGAATTTCTAAACGGGCCTTCCGACGGCTCAGAACAATCAGGAGCAAATGCCATGAGCTTTACTCAAGAAGAAATGGACGCCGCGCGCCAAGAAGCAGCAGCGCAAGCGACCACCGCAGAACGTACCCGCATCGCCGGGATCATGGGCTGCGAAGCCGCCGCGAACCGCCCTAATCTGGCGTCGCATTTGGCTTTCAAAACCTCCATGACCGTTGCCGAAGCTGGCGACATGTTGGTTGTATCCGCCGAAGAAAAATCGGCCGCCGCACCTGCCGCACCTGCTGCGCCAGCGAACCCTGCAGCAGCCAAAGGCGATAGTCCTTTCGATAACGTAATGGCTAACGCACAACATCCGAATGCAGGTGCCGACGCTGGTCAGGAAGGCACGCAGGAAGATAAAGAAACTGCCGGGCTGATGGCTGCTGCTAAGTCTGTAGCTGGCGAACAATGGGCTTAATGAGAGGACACTGACATGTCATTAGCACTTCTGATGGCGGCTACTAGCCTGCCGAACTACCTTGCCGGTAACGGCGACCTCGGGACTTGGGAACCGACCCAGATCTTCGCGGGTGAATCTGACATCGTGACCGAAGGTGGCGTCTGTGCCGCTGACATCACTATCTATCAGGTGATCGCGAAGAACGCAGCCGGTGCAATGGTTCCGCATGATCCGACCGCAACGACTGGCACCGGGGAAGATATCGTACCCGCTCCGCAGTCCGTGGCTATCGGTATCGCGGCACAGCCTGCGAAGAACGGCCAGAACGTCCCGTACTACATCGGCGGCGTGTTTAACGGTGCTGCGCTGACGTGGCATTCCTCGTTGGATACTTTGGTGAAGCGTCAAGCTGTATTTGACCGCACCAACATCCACATCGGCAACCTGTACTAAGGAGCAGCATAAAATGGCTGGACTGTATACTACCTATCAACTGCTGGCGGTACAGCGCAAGTTAAAAGCCTTGCCTGCGTTCTTCCTGCAGTGGTTCCCGCGCCAGATCGCCTTCGAAGAAGACATGATTGCCTTCGACAAAGTGATCCAAGACATCACCCGCGTTGCCCCGTTCGTTGCGCCTAACGTTCAAGGCCGAGTGATCAAGGAAGAAGGTTATTCGACCAAGACCTTCAAGCCAGCGTACGTGAAACCGAAACACGTTATCGACCCTAACATGTTCGTCCCGCGTCAACCGGGTGAAGCACTGGGTACCGGTAGCCTGTCTATCGCCCAACGACGTGACCGTGTAATCGCGTTCCTGCTGCAGAAGCATCGCGCCATGCACGAAAACACATGGGAATGGATGGCCGCGCAGGCCGCTCAGTACGGTTATGTCGACGTGCAGGGTCAGGACTATCCATTGGTGCGCGTAGACTTCGGTCGTGACGCAGCGCTGACCATGACTACCAACTGGGCTGCTGGTGGCGTTACCCTGATGGACATGATTGCTGACCTGCGTGACGGTCAACGTCTGGTGTCCGACAAGTCTCTCTCCGGTACCGTAGTCCGTGACTACATCTTCGGCGGCGACGCTTGGGATCAGTTTGTCAAAGTTGGCGGCGACGCCTTGTGGGGCAAAGACGGCCTGATGGACAGTAACATCCGTGGATCCGAGACCAACGTTACCCGTCTGTGGGACGACGTTGAAGGCGTGCAGTACATGGGTGAGCTGGTGGGCATCAACGGTGCCGGTCGTATGCGTATCTGGGTGAACACTCAGAAGTACCGCGACGACAAGAACCAAGAGCAATACCTGATGAAGCAGAAAGCTGTCATGGGTATCTCACAGGCTATCGAAGGCGTCCGCTGCTTCGGCGCGATCCTCGACAAGTCTGCTGGTTATCAGGCGCTTGAATACTTCCCTAAAATGTGGGAAGAAGAAGATCCAAGCGTGGAATACCTGATGTCCCAAGGTGCTCCGCTGATGGTTCCAGCAGATCCGAACGCGTCATTCCTGCTGACCGTGATGTCCTAAACCCCCAACAATAATCCATCGCTCCGCCCCCTCCGGGCGGTTCGGTTTTGAGGATAAGAACTATGCCAAAACGTAAAGTAGTCCAGACAGTAATCGTGTACCGCGACGGTCAGCGTATCCGCCCTGCAGTCGGTGAGATCTTCGACTTCAAGCAGGACGAACTGGACAACATCATGGGTATCAACCCGGAAGCCCTGACCCGCCCGATTATTGAAGTGGACGTGGAAAACCTGCAGGCGCAGAAAGAAGCTCAGGAAAAGGCAGACGCCGAAGCCAAAGCAGCAGCGCCAGCGGGTAAGCCCGGCAAGGCAGAAAAGAACGCCAAGCCAGTGCAGGACGAAGAGGTCTAAGTAATGGCTTCTAACTTCGCGGCAGTTAAAGCGAAGATGCGGGGGGACGTTCACGCGTCCCTTTCCGTTTCTGCCCGCTATGAGAGTTATGCGCAGGATGTCATTATCGACGGCCTATCCGTACGTTGGCACAACAAGATTGCGATCCTCGGTGACTTAGAGAATGGCGGCTATGCCAGTGTTGTAGAGGGCATCGAGCGCATCATTTTCCTACGAGCTGAACTAGTAGAATTGGGCGTGCCGCTGGACGAGGGCGACACGATTGTCATCACCGCCGAAGGCTTCGACAACGCCCGACTGACCCTAAAAACTCAGGAGCCGATTGTCGGCCCAACCGAAGTTGTTTGGCAGGTAGCGAGGGCATAACATGCCTGTAAATATCATTTCTATCGGCGGCACCGAGCTGGAAGAGTACATCAATCGCGTGCCGTCCATTGCCAACCAATCGATCCGCATGGCGATTAATAGCACGGCCTCCGGCAAGGGCATGACCCTTATCAAGAAGTCAATGCTGGACGAGGTGGCCTTTCCCTCCGGGTACCTCAACGGCGACCGCCTAAAGCTGACTAAGCGCGCCACGCAGACCAACCTCGAAGCAACCATCACCGGGCGTAAACGCGCCACCAGCCTCGCCCGTTTCGTTACCGGTGGGGCCGTCGTCGCTAACAGCAAGAAAAGCGGCGGCGTACAGGTTCGCGTGCAGAAGGGCAAGACCACCTACCTGAAAAATGCGTTCCTCGTCAAACTGAACAAAGGGGCCAGCTTTTCAGAAGACCACTACAACCTCGGGCTGGCCGTTCGTCTGTCTGCCGGGGAAGCACTGGCGAACAAACGGACACAGCATAAGTCTTGGCTGGTGCCGGGACGCGTGGCGCTGCTGTACGGCCCGTCCGTAGATCAGGTGTTCGCCGAGGTCGCGGACAAGGTGGCCCCGACGATTGGTGACTTGGTAGCGGCTGAATTCCACCGTAATTTCGCGAGGCTTTCGAAATGAGTCAACGCTTGACCATACTTAAAAAATTGACAGAACACCTTGAGGGCATTAACGTCGCCAATGGGTATCACCACGACCTGAAAGGAAAAGTGTACCGTGGCCGGGATCGCTTCGGTGCGGACTTCCTCTCCAAGATGCCGATCCTGTCTGTCCTTGAGGCTAAGGCCACGGACTACGGTAACTTCGCAGATGAAGAACAAATGGTGCGTCAGGACGATTGGGTCTTGCTCGTACAAGGTTGGGCCAAGGATGACCCGAGAAACCCCACTGACCCGGCTTACCTACTGCTGGCGGACGTGGAAAGACGATTGTCCATGATTGTCGATAACGAGAAAGGCGTCCCTGTTTTCCCGGGGGTCTATCGCCTCGGCGGTCTTATTGCTAAACTGACAGTCGCGCAGCCGGTTGTTCGGCCTCCCGAAGAAGGGCTATCGGACACGGCGTTTTTCTTCCTCCCGCTTCGGGTAGGCTTGAAAGTAGATTTGCGGAACCCTTAACGTCCTCAACAGGAGAGACACATACATGAACGACAACTACTCAAACAACTACGTCGTTGGCCGTGGGACGGTGTATTTCGACCGCTTCCAAGACGGTACCAACCGTAAGACCGGTGAAATGTACTTTGGGAACACCCCGGAGTTCACTATCAACACCGACTCTGAAACGCTGGATCACTACTCTTCCGATCACGGTATGCGCGTGATGGATGCGTCTGTCCTGCTGGAAGCGTCACAAGGTGGTACCTTCACCTGCGATAACATCAACTCCGATAACTTGGCGTTGTGGTTCTTGGGCGACGTGGCTACCACCACTCAGACCCAGCAGACCGATGCGAAAGAAGTGTTCAACCCGATTATGCGTGGTCGCTTCTATCAGCTCGGCACCAGCGATGACAACCCGACTGGCGTGCGCTCCGTTGATAACTTCCAGATGGTCAAGGCTGACGCTTCCGTGGCGATCTCTTTGGGTGCTGGGGACATCACCTCGATTGTCGGGGCTACCGTAGTTAACCCAGCCGGTAACTATGAAATCGATCTGGAAGCGGGCCGCATCTACATCGAGCCGGATTCGACTGACCTGTCCGGCAACGTGCAGATCGCCGTGCAGTACGACGTCGGTGCGCAGAAACGTACGCTGGTGATCGGCAACTCCAACATGGTCTACGGCGCACTGCGCATGATCTCGGACAACCCGGTCGGCACCAACAAGAACTACTACTTCCCTAAAGTCTCCGTGGCACCAGATGGTGACTACGCGCTGAAAGGCGACGACTGGCAGGTGATGTCGTTCACGTTCAAGGCGATGCAGCTCAACAACATCACCAAGCGCGTGTACATCGACATTCTGGACGCGGCCAAGACGGTTGACCCGACCACGCAGCGCTCTATCACTATCAGCCCGGCGTCATCCACCGGTACGGTAGCGGCGGGGGTGCAGGTGACGGCCACCGTACGTGACGGCAATGGCGACGTGGTGCAAGGCGATGCAGTTAACTTCACCGCATCTTCCGGCGGTACCGTTACCCCAACGAGCGCCACCACCGGGTCAACCGGCACCGCGCAAACGCTGGTGAAACGTACCACTGCCGGTACCGTGACTGTCACGGCCACGCTGGCAGGCGGCAAGTCCGCGACCACCGGGACTATCACCATTTCTGAATAAGGGATGGTCAAGCAGTACAGGAAAGCGCCTCCGGGCGCTTTTCTTTTATCCCCCGCTGAAAGCTGTGCTACATTAACGACGGATTAGCGCAAAGGAGATCCGTCAAATGTCATTAGCAAACTTCGAACCAGACTACGAACAAGTAATTATCAAAGGCACACGCGGCAGGGATGACAGCTCATTCCAAGTACGCGGCCTGTCCTTCCACGACATTTCTAAAATCGTCCGGGTTCACTACAGTGATCTGGATGGCCTGTTTGATCTGTACGAGACTTCTGCCGGGCAAGACCTGTCAGCCTTGGCTGCCGGGCGCTTCGCCGTTCGCTTGGTCAGTGATGCCCCGGGCATTGTCTCGCACATCATCGCGTTGGCCGCCGACGAAGAAGAACAGCTCGAAAAGGTAGCCATGCTGCCGGTGCTCACTCAGTATGACGCGCTGCAGAAGATTGCCCGGCTGACCTTCTCGGACGTTGAAGAAGTAAAAAAGATCTTCGCTCAGGTGATGGAGCAGGTGGGGCGGCTCAAGAAAGAAGGCCCGAACAGCCTGACGTTCGGTCAAAACGCGAAATAGTTCTAGACTTCCATAACAACCTACGCGCCACGGTGTCCCTCCTGATGACGGAGGGCCACCCCGCTGCCCGGCATTACCCGCTAGGTTATTTGTGGACAGAAACCAAGATTGCCCGTCGCCGTATCAATGCGGAACACGTCACACAATCACTACTGATGCAAACGTGTATCGCTGGGATCTTGAATCCGAAGAAGGGCGGGCCTGAATATAAGAAAATGATTAAGAGGTTATCCGATGGCTAACAGCAAAGACGTCGAGCTAAGAATCCGGGCTAGGGACTATAGCCAGAAGCCGCTCAAATCCGTAACCACGGCCATCAACCATATGGCCCGGGCACAGGAAGAACAGCGCAAGGCAGCCGAGCGCGGAGAAGTCTCGACTCGGGATCTGGAAGCCTCCTATAAGAAACTCGAACAGGCCGGACAACAACTGCTGAAACTCAACTCGCTGATCGAGGTGTTCAAGCGCCAGAATCAGCAGATGACGGAGGCAGCGGCCAAGACCGAAGCCCTGCGCGCCAAACAGGCGCAACTGCAGCAAGCCTACGACAACACGGCCAAGGTAACGCAGCGGCAGGAAAACGCACTGGCCCGGGTAAACCGTCAGGTCGAGGCCGCCGCGAAAGCCGAGGCCAACCAAGCGGCCCGCGTGGCCCGGACTACCGCCGAGCTGCAACGCTACGGGATCGAGACCTCAAAACTTGGTCAGGCTCAGTCGAGCATCATCAACAGCGTATCTCAGGTCAACAAGGTACTGGAACGTCAGGACGCCATTATCTCGACGTCTGCCGCCGCTGCAGCCCAAGCCAAGATTATCCGTGGTCTCCGCCAGCAGGCAGATCAGGCCGTCGCGTCTGCCCGGGGCTACCAGACTTTAGGCCGAGTGGTGCAACAGGCTACCGGTCAGCTCGGCCCGCTTGGCCGCCAAATCCAGTCAATCGTCAACCCGGCAGAAGCCGCTCGCTCAACCCTGCGCGGGCTGCAAAACCAGATTAATACGGTGACGACTGACCTTGCCCGGAATGGCAAGCAGGTCGAGAACGCGGCTCAGAAGATCCGCATGTTGAACGATGCCAACAAGTCAATCGCGGCTATTGCACAACAGATTGACATGTACCGCCAACAGGTGTCAGTATTGCGCAGTGCCCGCACTGAATACCAAGCGGCCCGCCAGAATGTGATGAATCTCGCGCAGCAGATGCGAACAGCGACGACCGACACTGGTGCCCTTGGTATTCAGATGCAGGCCGCTCAACAGCGCCTCGCAGCAGCCTCCGCCGCCCTAAGAACCACCGGTAGTTCCGCCCGTTCAACCCAAGCCGCACTTCGCAACGCCGGGGTAGACACGCGTAACCTTTCCGACGCCGAAGACCGTCTGGTTCGGTCAAGCCGTGCATCCACCACCGCTATCAACGACCTGACCGGGGCGCTGCGAAACAACGCAGGCGCAGCACGCGATGGGGCGAAAGCGTTCTCCTTCTTCGAAGACAATGGCCGTACTACCCTGTCAGCCGTTCAGCGATTGAAAGGTGAAGTGTTGGCGCTGGCAACCAGTTACGTCGGCTTCCAAGGCGCGATTAAACTGGCGACGGGATCCATCGAAGCGTACAAGATGCGCCAACAGGCGATGATTAAGATCTCGAACGTGGTGGGCAACAGCCAAGCGGCGGTGAACAAAGAGTGGGAGTACATGATTGGGCTTTCCAATAAGCTCGGTATCGACCTCGCCACCTTGTCACAGTCGTACACCAAATTCGCGATTTCCGCTAAATCGGTGGGCCTGTCCCTACAGGACACGAAGTATATCTTCGAGTCGGTAGCGAAGGCCGGTCGTGTATTCCACCTATCCCAAGATGACATGCAAGGCGTGTTCCGCGCGCTTGAGCAGATGTTGTCGAAAGGTCAGGTCTACGCCGAAGAACTGCGCGGCCAGTTGGGTGAACGACTCCCGGCGGCGTTTGCGCTGTTCGCTAAAGGCATGGACATGACAACCTTGCAGTTGACGAAGGCGCTGGAAAACGGGGAGATCTCCGGCGAGGCGGTTATCAACTTCGCCCGCGAACAGGCCGCTGCAGTTGACGCGCAGATCGCTACCGCATCGAAAGGTGTGGATGCGATGGAAGCCCGCGCAGCCAACGCCATGACGATGTTCCGCTTGGCCCTAGCCGACTCCGGGTTTATCGACGCGTACGTGCGTATGCTGCAAAAGATCACCGACTTCCTAAGCAGCCCGGACGGCAGAGAAGCCGCCGTTAAACTTGGCAACGCCTTCTCGAAAGTCGCGGATGCCGTGGTGTGGGTGACGGAGAACATTGACGGCCTTATCACGGTGCTCGGGATCTTCGCCGGGCTGAAAGCCGTGACCTTCGTGGTCGGGCTGGCGCAGAACATCGCGAAACTAATCCCGCTGGTCAACGGTCTGGCCCGCGTAGGTCAAGGCATCATCACCGTACTGGAAGGTTGGGCCGCTCGACTGGTAGCCGCTGGTGGCGCTGCCGGGGCGTTAGGTGTAGTCCTGAAAGGGCTTACCCGGGCCATCCCGTTTGTCGGTTGGGCGCTGCTGGCGTACGACATCGGTGCCATCTTCTACGAGCAATCCCAGACGTTCCGCGAAGGTGTGAACGCGGTGGTGCGCGACTTCAAGAACCTTGGCAACCAGTTGGCCGCCATCGCCAAATCTATCCCGACAATCTTCTACGACTTGGCTATCAGTATCCTGCGCCCGATCACCACGCTGTTCGCGGGTGCCACGAAGACCATCATGGGGTGGATTGCCGACCTGCTGAAAATGATCCCGGGCGTCGGCCAAGGGCTGTCAGAGTGGGCGCTGTCTATCTCGGATGACCTGACCAAAGAACACCGCAACCTGCTGGAATCTACCGGGCAGATCTGGGATGACGTCAACAAGCAGTGGGTGAAGCTGAACGACGATATGGTCGCGAAGAACGCCGACTCCACGAAGATCATCCGTGAGCGTGTGGCGCAGCTAATGGCCGACGTCAAGGCCGCATCCGGGGCAAACGCGTTTGAGTTCACCGCTGACCCGAATACCGGCGTAACCAAACGTGCGCGTGAAATTGCCGGGCTTACTAAAGAGCTGGCGAAGATGGAAGACGCTGCCAAGAAAGCAGACGTCGCAGCACGCAAGGCCGAGGAACGCAAGAACCTGCCGGGCCGACTCAAGTTGGTAGACGAGGAATTCGCGCCTCAGTACGCCCGCGCTAAGGGGATCGGCGGTGAGGAAGGGGCAGCTATCACTAAACGCCTAGATGCCGTTGTAGCGGCGCGCAAGAAGGCAGAGACCACCCTGTTTAACGCGCAGCAACGTACGACCAAAGGTACGAAGACCCAAGAGAACGCACTGCAGGCGTTAATCAACAAGTACAACGAGCTGAACGCCGCCGTCGGCATCAAAGAGGCCAAGCAAGACCCGAACGCCACGTTCGACGACCGTCTGGCCGCTAAACTGGCAGCGGTGAATGGTCAGTACGATCAGCTGATCGCGAAGGCCAATAAAATCGGTGGGGCTGGCGGTAAGCAAGTCGCGGCTGACCTCGAAGTGCTGCGCCAGCGCAACATCGAATACTCCACCACGCAGGCCAAACTGGAAGAACTGAAACGCATTGAAGACCAGCTCAACGCACAACAGGAAACCAAGAAGAACCTGCTGGACGAAATCAACGCCAAGCGTCAGGCCGGGATTATCTCGGAAGACGAGGCGGTCGCTCAGACCGTGGCGCTGTATCAGAACATGAACGCGGGCATCGCATCGTCTGCCGATCAGCTCGACGCCTTCGCTCAGAAAATCAAAGAAACGATGTCGCCGGAAGAGTTCTCGCGCATCATGGCCCAAATCGCCACCGTCAAGGCCGGGCTTACTGACCTGACCGGTACGTTCACTACGATGGACACAACCGTCGTTCAAGGCGTACTGGATGGCATGAGCACGGCGCTTAGTTCAGTGGTCAGCGAAATGGCGCAGGTCGTGGCCGGGTCGCAGAGCATTGGTGACGCGTTCTCGAACCTCGGCGTGACCATCGCCCGGTTCTTCGCGGACTTCCTGCAGAAGATTGCGATGGCGATCCTGCAACAGATGGCGCTGAACGCGTTGGCCTCAATGGGCGGCGGTATCGGTGGGGCAGCAGTAGCGCTCGGCGGGGTGGCGGCCAAACACAACGGTGGTGTAGTCGGCAGCAAGACTACCGGCGGTATGCAGACGAAAGGCGGCGTATCCCCGGCACTGTTCAACGGCGCGCCACGGTTCCACTCAGGCGGTCTCCCGGGCCTGAAATCTGACGAGGTTCCGGCTATCCTTCAAAAAGGCGAGCAGGTATTATCGAAAAATGATCCAAACAACGTCCTGAACCAAACGGGCGGCGGCCAGTCCTCACAGACTCCGCAAGGCTTGAGGTTCGTGCTGGTGGATGACCGCTCCAAGGTACCGGAAGCGATGAATACCCCGGAAGGCGAGGTGGCGATCATGCAGATTTTGAAACGTAACGTCCCGACCTTAAAAAACTTGGTGAGCAAATAACATGGCATTGACAGGACTAAGGCCAGCCCGCGAAATCCTAATCCCGGATCACTTCAACGCCCTGCATGGGGCGTATGATTTATTCGTGCAGGATGCCTACGCGCAAGCAGCCGGGAACCAGACCTACTACATGGCGAAGTGGTTTAAGCTGAAAGCGGGCACCTACGTGGTGAACGCCTACGTGGATGACTACGGCTCTTTGAGCGTGGAGCACAATATCGTGTTCGACGCGGCCATCGGCTCCAACCCGAACCACGGCACCTTCACCGTAACCGAGAACGGGGTCTACCGGTTCGACGCGATCTACCAAAACGTGCCGCCGGAGACTCCGGCCAGTTTCGCCTTTGAGCTGCTTCTCGACGGTGCGGTGTACGAGGTATCCCGGGCCAGCGATTACATTGCTGACATCGTGCCGATCCCTGACTCCGCGCTCGGGCCACGCCCGCCCTACTCGGATGACGTGCGCCTGACCTACCCGGTGTTCCTGCCGCTGCCCAACTGGAAAGACGGCGTTACCGAGCGGATCGAATGGCTTACCGATGTGATGATGTCCGAGTCTGGCGCGGAACAACGCCGCCCGGTGCGCCTGCATCCCCGTCGTTCGTTCGAGGCGACCTTCCTGCGCTGGGAGGAAAACCGTACGGTGCTCGACTCGACTATCGCGGGTGTCGGCCAAGCGCCGCTGCTGCTGCCGTTGTGGCACGACATGACGGCGACCGAGAATGCGGCCCCGGCGGGTTCCATTGACATCTTCGGCCAATTCCGGGTGAAGGATTTCAACGTTGGCGACGTGGTGATGTTCCGCCGGGATCTCAAGTGGGACTACGAAACGAACATCATCGCCGGGCTGGATATCGACGGCGGCCACATGACCCTGCAATTCGGGCTGCAGCAGGACATGCCCAAGGGCACGCGCCTGTACCCGGTTCGAGTTGCACAGATCCGCGAGGCCATGAACGGCGAGCAGATGACCGATTCAGTCAGCCGTACGCAGGTGCGCTTTTACTGTACCGAGCCGTACGACCTCCCGGCCTCATGGTCAGACTTGCCTTCGTACGCGCGCACCGGGCTGCATATCTTCGCGCTGCCGGAGGACTGGGGTTCGGCCAACGACATCACGTCTGACCGCTACACGTTCAACTATGACAACGACACCGGCCCGGTGGTCATCGTCGACCCGGGCGATCAGAACATCGGCAGCGTGAAGAAGTCTTACACGATTTATGGCCGGACAGCCGACCGCCAATTCCGCCAGATCCTCTTTGCGCTGCAAGGTCGCACCAAGACGTTCCACCTGCCGCTCGACACCAACGACTTTATCCTGACCCGCGATATCAACCCGGCGGACGGTGCCTTGGTAGTGCGGCGTTCCGGGTACACACAATTCGTAGGTGGCAAGCAGGAGACAAAACGCGATATTCTTGTCGAGCTGTATGACGGCACAAAGATCCCGACTACCATTATTTCTAGCCGAACAGTGCAGGATGAAGAGTGGTTATTCCTGTCTCAGTCCATCCCGGCGACACCGAGAAGCGAAGTCCGGCGCATTGGATATATGCCAGTTTCGCGATTAGATGTTGACGGCATCGAAATAAAACGTTTGACTGATGCGGCGGGCGTAAGTCAAGTTTCCCTAACCTTCAAGTCATTTGATGATAGGAGAGCTGCAACGCCCGTACCATTACCATAAGAGGGCGACATGACTTACAACATTATCGAGACATCGAACGACAACGGCAGGCCGGTCTATCTGTATGAGTTCCGCCTGCTAGATAAATACTGGCGTTATACGTCCGCAGACGCTAAAGTATCCATGCTGGGGAGCATTTGGGAACCAATGGGGATGACCGACGACGGGATCAAGCAGACTGGCGAGGCCAAGACGGATGCGCTAAATCTGACTATGCCGAACACCTGCCCCGTCGTCGGTCTCTTCATTGGGACTCCCCCCGGTTCCCCCGTATCACTTATCATGCGCCGCTTCCACCTCGGCGATAACGATGCAGTCGTCTGCTACGTCGGCGAAGTAACCAGCATCAACGAAGGCAGTCCCTCCGTATCAACCGTCACATGCGCCACACTGTCCGCCACGATGGATAGGAATGGTCTGCGCCTTGCGTGGAGCCGAGGTTGCCCGCACGCCCTGTACGACTCCCAATGCCGCGTTAACAAAGAGTCATTCCGACTGGACGCCACCATCAAAACCGTTGGTGCGGGTACCGTTGTGTCTGACGCATACAAGACTCGGCCAGACGGGTATTTCGCGGGCGGCTTCATTGAGTGGATCGACCCGGCGTACGGCACCGAACGTCGCGGCATCGAAACCCACGTTGGCGACACCATTACGATCTTCGGCACCGTCGACGGTCTGGCCGGGGGCTACATCCTGAAAACGTACCCGGGCTGTCCACGCACTACAGTCGCGTGTGATACCATCTTTAACAACCTCGACAATTACGGCGGCTGTCCTACAATGCCTGACCGTTCTCCGTTCGACGGCAATCCAATCTTCTAAGGAGCGAACTATGTGGTGGGCATTAGCAATGCTGGTAGCCTCCGTGCTGATCAACGCGGCACTGGCACCGAAACCAGCCGAGGCAAAACCAGCAACGATTGAAGACTTCGACATCCCCCAAGTGAAGGAAGGCACCCCGCAGACGGTTGTCTTCGGCGAGGTGTGGACATCGGATTGGCAGGTGTTGGGTTTTGGCAACTTCCGCACCAGTGCAGTTAAAGCGAAACAGGCGAAGAAATAATGAGTAGAGCAAACGAGCCGAAGGACAAGCCGCGCATCTTCATGCGGCACGCCCGGGCGTTGGGGTACTGCGCCTCGGGATCCGAACGGTTGGCCGAGCGATTCGGCCTGACCTTCGAACAGTTTTTACGGGAAGGCTATCCGGTTGAGGATGCCTTGAAGTCATCAAATCCGTTATTGCACAAGGCCGCAACGCTGGCACAAACGGAATGGGACGAGGCGCATGGGCATGGGAAGTAAAGCCAAGAAAATCACGGTAGGTTATAAATACTACATGGGCCTGTTCATGGGCCTTTTCCGTGGCCCGGTAAACGAAATCACCGAGATCCGCGTGGGCGACCGTACCGCGTGGACTGGCTCGTTAACCCAGAACAGCACGATCAGCATTAACCAGTCGGAACTGTTCGGCGGCACCAAGGCAGAAGGCGGCATCGACGGGCGCTTCGAGCTGTACATGGGCGGCCAGACGCAGACTATCAGCCAAGCACTGCGCTCCATGTTGGGCGGGCGTCAACCTCAATACCGTGGCGTGGTGACAGCGTTCTTCGACGGCATGATCTGCGCCATGAACCCATACCCGAAAGCGTGGAAGTTCAAGACGCGCCGGTCTACTGCCGGGTGGTATGGCGGTGTCTGGTACGAGCCGAAGTGCCTTATCAAGATGTTGGGGTATGACGGTGCGGGCAATCAGTCCGAGATCCACGCGATGAACCCGGCGCACATCCTGTACGAGTGCCAGTCAAACTTCGAGTGGGGTCGTGGCCTGAACCGGGACTTGGTGGATGACGTGTCCTTCCGTAAGGCGGCTGACCAGTTGTACGAGGAAGGCTTCGGTCTGTGCATCGCGTGGAAGCGTCAGGACACGCTCGAAGCGTTCCAGCAGATCATCCTTGACCATATCGGCGGGGCGATGTACGTGTCCAAGCAGACCGGCAAGCTGACGCTGAAACTGATCCGCAAGGACTACAACTTCGATAGCCTACCGATCTTCGATAGCGACTCGGGGCTGCTGTCCATTGACGAGGCCACCAACGCCAGCCCGGCCAACTTCGTGAACGAGGTTATCGTCACGTACCACAACCCAATCATGGACGAGGATCAGCAAGTACGCTGCCACAACCTCGCGCAGATTCAGAACCAGCAATGTCTGAACAGCAACACGGTTGAGTACATGGGCATCCCTACCGGTAAACTGGCGATGCAGGTAGCGCAGCGTGACCTCCGGGTCTCGTCTACCAACGTCCGCCGCTTCACCGTAGTGTGCGACCGCCGGGCATGGAACATCAACCCGGGCGACGTGTTCAAGATCCGCGACCCTAAGCAACGCGGCCTGACCGAAGTTGTCGTGCGTGTGGGCACCGTGGAAGATGGCACCCTGACCGACGGCAAGATTAAGATTGTCGCGCTGCAAGATCAGTTTGCGTTCCAGCTCAACACGTTCAACCAAGTTGAGCCGCCTACCGGTTATGTGCCTGACCTTCAACCGGCGCTCGCACGTCGCATCGTCTACGAAATGCCGTGGGTCGATATGGTGCAGCAAATCCCGCAAGGCGAGCTGAATTCCGTATCCGATGACCAGTCCTTCATCAACAGCCAAGCCGAGAAGCCGACCGCTATGTCCGCCGCATATGACATGGGCATCATGGCCGAGGGCGAGGCGACGTACGATGTCCGGGGCAACGGGGACTTCGGCGCGCTGGGGGATCTGGCCGCTGACGTGAGTTACCTCGACAATACGTTTATCCTAAGCGGGATGACCGCCGAGTGGGCGGACGTGCAGGTCGGTATGGCCGCCCGTATCGCGAAGCCGGTATTGGCCGGGCAGACTACTCAGATGGAAATCTCGGAAGAGTTCGTCCGCATTGACAACATTCAGGGGAACATCATCACCGTTTCTCGCGGTGTCATGGATACGATCCCTTGGCGTCACCAGAAAGGCGAAGTGTTGTGGGTTACGACGTTTGACGGCGGTACCGACTGGCAGCGCTACGCAGGTAACGAAGGTATCGACATCAAGATCCTGCCGTGGACGTTGGGCGGTGGCCGCTATCCGATTGACGACGCACCGGTCGACCACCTCGACATGGACTTCCGTCACGCACGACCATACCCGCCGGGCGCGGTGCAGCACTACTTGGCCTCGTCCCCGACGCTACTCCACTGGTATACGCCGTCATCCCTGTCTTACACGGCCAATTCCGGCGAAACGCCTGACACCTACTACCTGATTTGGGCGCACCGCGACCGTCTGATGCAAGCGGATAAACTTGTGGGCCACATGGAAGGGGATATCGGGCCAGAAAGCGGCACGACGTACACCGTTCGCATCTATGACCAACAAGGTGCGCTAGTTCGCACAGAAACGGGCATCACCGGGACTACGTGGCAATGGCCGTACGCAACTGCCGCTAACGACGTGAACGTCGAGGCGAGCACGGTAGACCCTGTATTGGCGACGTTACGTTTGACCTCCGTTCGCAACGGTCGTGAATGCTGGGAATACTACGAGACTAAGGTCAGCGTTTATAAGAAGCCGCCGCAATTCGTTTATGACGCGAGCCTGATGCACGCCGCCGTTCAGCCGTTCAATGCTGACAGCACAACCGAACCACCGTACGAACCTCAAGGTGGCCCGGCGGTAGCGAGCATGATGCACCAAGCGGTACAACCGGCGACGTTCTTCGAAGCCGATAGCATGAACGGCCCGAACATCGCGCTGCTGCCACACCAAGTGACGCAGGAATCGGTAATGGTGACGCCGCTCGATACGCTGCTGTACGAAACCCCGTACATCCAGTTGTCGCGCACCGGCAAGAACCTGAACGAGTCCAAGGTGTCCGCCTACGTGGCCCGCTCGTCAGATCGTACCGTTGACAGCTACACCCTGTTCACGAAGCACGAAAGCGATGCAAACTACACGTCGTCCGGGTCTCAACCGTGGACACCGTGGGGCGTGACCGCGCTTGGCATGGGCTTCTTCTCAGACGAAGTAACGATGCGCAGTACGTCCGATAAAGACGGCGTGCCGATTGCGATGGCCCAACCGGGCGACCTGATTCTTATCGATCAGGAAATCATGCTTATCAAGTCAGTCAGCGGCAACACGTTTAAAGTTGGCCGTGGCGCTGCCGATACCATTCCGGCACAGCACTACAGCGCAAGACCGGCGTGGCTGATCTCCAATGGCTCCGGCTTCTCCGATATGCCGTTTGGGGACGACGAGAAAGCAATGGTCATCATCCGCCCGGACAGCTACGGGATCACCATTCCGCTAGACCGTTTCTACCCGCTGCAGTTGCAAATGCAGTACCGTCCGAAACGCCCATATCCACCGGGCTTAATGATGATTGGCGGCCAGCCGTTCTTCAACCAAGCCTCGGCACTGGCAGCGGACTTCAACCCGTACAACAACCTGAAAGCGAAAGACTTGCTGGTCACGTATGCCCACCGCAACCGTATCTCGCAAGGCAGTATCGCCCGCGACCACTTCCATGTGGGCATTCAGCCGGAGCCGGGCGTCGTGTACCGCGTGCGTGTTGGCTATGCGTATTCATCGTCAGCCCCGGGCGGCGCGTTCCAACTGTTAAGCGAGTTCACCACGGAAGACGCCGGGTTTACTCTACGCGCAGCAGACATCGAATCGTGGGGCCGTCAGGCCGGTTATGCGCAACGGGCAGGCGGTTGGGCTACGCTGAACGTTACCGTCAACGCTGTTCGCGATGGTATGCTCAACTGGCAGGGTTACAGCATGACGTTCCAAGCGCCATCCTATCCGTTACCACCGGGCCAGAAGCCGGGCGGCGGAACCGGGCCTTGGCAACCACCGGGCGGCGGAAACAACGGCGGCGGAACTAACCCACCGGTAGAGCCGCCAGACAGACCAGACCCGGGCGAACCCGGCGATCCGGGCGATGGTGGTACGGACGAGCCGGATCCACCGACACCACCGGTTGACCCGGAGAACCCGGACACTGACCCGCCGGATCCACCGATTCCTCCGGTAGACCCAACCAACGTACCGGGATGGTCAATCAGTTGGGATCACGGATGGGCAACGACGTTACCTGACGCAAGATATGTTCCACCAGCAACAGAGGACACAGAATAATGCCGAAAAAGATAGCCCCGAATCAGGGGCTACCCTACGGATGGATCAGAGGGGAGGACTATTGGGGCGGCCCGATGTCCGACTCTCAGGTATTCATCGACACGATGTTTTACCCCGTCATCCAGTCATTGACGTTTTCATCCCCGCCGGGCAGCGTGGTAGACGGCAGCACGTATGTCGTTGCCGCGAACCCGACCGGTGCATGGTCAGGCCACGAAGGCGATGTTGCCACCTACGTCGAAAAGGCGTGGGTCTTCTACACGCCGAAACTTGGCTGGCGCGCGTACTCGGTGTCGTACAACAAGTTTATCTGGTACAACGGCACGACGTGGGTGGAAGAGGCTACCGGGGAAGACCCGGTTAACCCTAACCCGGATCCAACCGTCAAGCCGAAGTGGTACGACATTGGCGTCACCGTGTCCGATACCATGTACAGCAATGAACCGATTGTTCACCTGCCGATCCTTGACCCGATGTACCTACCGGCCAACATGGTCGGTTCACAGCTCGACATGGCCGACGATTCCAGCCCGGCGTACGTGCAACTGCGCGTGCAGCGTAACGGCAATAACGTCGGCACCATCACTGTCGACCAAGGCAACTTCAACGCAACGTTTACCACGTCCGGCGGCACCATCGTGTCGTTCGCGAAAGGCGACCGCCTGACTGTGCGCGCGCCGCAAGAAGTCGTGGCCGGGTTCAAGAATTACGGCTTCGTCATCCGGCTCGGACTGGTATAAGGGATCTCTCATGGCACAATTTTTTGACGGCTACGAACAATTTAGGACTATCGAGTCGCCCACTGAAACGATGACGTGGGCGGGCTACAGGGTGCGGGGCCAACTATCTGCCGGTAGTGGCCGCCTGCCTTCCAGTATCGGGATCACGACCCTCAACAGCGCGTACGAACGTGACTGGACGTGGGCCGGTGATACGCTGACCGTTGGGTTCGCCTGTAAACAGATTGCCCGGGGGCCGCTGTTCGGCCTCAAGGTTGGCGATATGACCGGGCGTAACACGAATTTCATGTTGGTCTACGTCGACCCGGTTTCCGCGCTTATCACGATTGACACCGGTCTGGATCGGTCAGACGTGGGCTACGTCACCCCGTTGCCTAACCGCTGGTATTACTACGAAGTGGTGATGAACCGGGCCACACGCGTCGTTCAGGTATTCGTGAATGGTAAGGCCGACGTCGAGTACCAAATCCCTGTAGAGCTGACGTCAGCGCCTACCGTGCGCATGGTGTTCAACCCGTACGACATGATGCCGACGAACTGGCCGGAGGGTAAGCCGTACATTGAGGACACCAAGATTTTCGACGACATGTACGCACAGGACGGCGGGCGCTACGGGGCCATCCAGATCAGCGGCAGACTGCCAAGCGGCGACCGGGCGAAAGAGTGGGGGACGTCAGCCTCGGACGTATCCGGGCCGCATTACCTGATGGTCGGCGTGCTGCCGCCTGACGTGAACGACCGCTTCATCTACACCGGCACCAATGACCGCCACGACTCGTTTATCTCCGGTGGCACGCTGCCGGATGACGGGGCCATCTTGTCCCACGGTGTCGTAGCGCTCGTCCGTAAGGCGACGGCTGACCCGGTATCGGTGATTGCCAACATTGACGGGAACACTGTCACCATGTCAAATATCAGCCGTGGGTGGGAATACCGCTACACTCTCATGTCACCGAACGGATATGATAAGGCCGGTATCGAGGCCGCCGAATTTGGCGTTCGCTCGGTCATCTAATAACAGGAGCACACTATGTTGAAATTTATGGACGGCTTCGATCAGCTCAAAGGGCAGACCGATATCGTGGCCGGGCTAACCAAATGCGGGTACACCGTGTCTGGCACGCCAACACTCGAAGAAGGGAGAACCGCCGCGCAGTTGGCGGTCTCTCTGCCAGACAACGCCACCTTGAAGCGCGTGTTTACCTCGCAGAACAGCAAGGTGGTATTCGGCTTCGCGTTCCGGGCTGTGGGCAAACGCCACACGCTTGTCACGATTAAAGACGTGGCTACCGTAACGTGGGACGAGTCCACCGGTAAGATCTCTTGCGCTGGTGGTACCGGCACGGCGATCCTGCTGCTGGACTTGTGGTACTACATTGAGGTGGTACTGGACAAGACGACTTCCACGCTCGAAGTCTATGTGAATAACAGCGTCGACGTTACCGCACCATCGCCGTCGAGCGCCAACCCGGTGACGAGTTACGAAGTCACATGGGCATCCGTAGCCCAAGCGCAGTACCTTCTGGACGACCTGCAGTTTATCGACAACTCCCCGGGCAAATACACCGGCCGCATCGGGCCAATCCAGATCACGGCGCGCTTGCCGTTGGTCGACGTTGACACCGAGTGGTCGCCATCGTCCGGCACCAGTCACTACCCGCTGGTATACAATCAGCCGCCAGTCGACACCAAGTACATTCAGTCGAACACGTCCGGGGCCATCGACACGTTCTTATCGAATACGCCGATCCCGGACACGCAGAACATCTTGGCGGTGGGCCTTACTGTGCTGAATAAAAAGTCCGACGTTGACAACCGTCAGTTGGGCATGGTTATCGGCCAGAAAGGGCAGACACAAAAAGAAGTTATTGACGTGGCGCTATCCACGACCGAAAAGTACAGTTATGCTGTATTCGAAACCAACCAGTCTAACCAAGACTGGAACGATGAACGTCTGAACGCCGCGCCTTTTGGCGTGATCGTAAGACCGTAAGGAGCACACAACATGTTTAAATTCTGTGACGGCTATGACCACTACGCTGAACTCGGCGTGAAGGGCACCGTACTGCAAGGGTATCTTGAGGCCGCCGGGTACACCGTGCGTAACGCCAACGACGCGACCTTCTCGGTTGTCGAGGGTCGTCGCACTGGGGCCAAGGCGCTTAAATTCACCGTGGCGGCCAGCTCGTCAATCAACGCCTCTCTGTCATGGGGCTTCACCACGACTAACGCCAAGGTCGTATTCGGGTTCGCCTTGAAAGCCGGGCTGTCCCGTATGCGTATCGCGCGTATCGAGAACATCGTCGACATCGACTGGGACGCGACCACCGGTAAGATCCGCGTAGGCGAAGAGTTGGGGGTGAACCCGCTGATCCTGAACGCTTGGTACTACTTCGAGATCGAGATCGACAAGACCGCCAATACTGTCAAGATCTACGCGAACAACGAGCTGCAGTTGACTGTGGCACCGTCGAGCGCGCCGACTACGTTGTACACCATCGTTTGGGGCCAGACCGGCACAGCGGCCAACGCAGGTGAACAAACGCTGGATGACTTCTACGTGATCGACGGCTCCGGCAGCTACAACAACGAGCGCCTGACGCCGGTAGAAGTGACCAGTCGTATGCCTACGGCAGACGTGGCAACCGCGTGGGAAGTCGTCGGGGCAACCTCGTCAACCCCTCACTACCAGATCGTTTCGCAGCTCTCCCCGGGCGGCGCAGGCAAGCCGTACTTGCAGTCGAACACTGCAGGGGCTACGGACATGTACCGCTCGAACGTTACGTTGCCAACCGCCAACCAAGTCTTCGCGGTATCTGTCATTGCGTACGCCCGTAAAGGCGACCTCGACGACCGTAAACTAGGTCTGGTAGTGAATGCCGAGGGTGGGACTCCCTCTGAAATTCAGGTGCCGCTGACCGAGGCGTATAAGTATTATCAGGCCACGTACGAGCAAGCGCCGGGCGGTGGCAACTGGAACCAGAACAACGTCGAATCATTGCAATTCGGCATCATCACCCGATAACAGGAGCACACTATGCCTATCGTGTATTTGACCGGGTTTAATGGGACAGCGTTCGCGCATAACCAGCAGCTATCCAACCTCGTTATCAATAACAACATGTATAACGCGTCGATGACGCTATTGCCTGTGGATAACGGGATCAACCGGGTCTTCGGCCAGTTTAACGTCAACGACTCTCCGGGGCCGCGTTTCGCGGCACTTGGTAGCAAGTACAGCACGCCAACGTATGTTGGGAACCCTTTCATCACTGTGGGGCCGTCGTCTACGGACGCCAATAGCGGCTGCCTCGCCATTTCAGCCAACCTCGGGAACTCGTCAGACTGGTGGTGTGGGTGGGGGATGTACTTCGGTGAGCTAGGGTTTACGAGCACAACGTCGTACCGCGTTGGACTGCGAGTCTACCAAGCCAACCGATTCTCCCCGTATGCGATGCAGGTCTCGGTAATGTCAACCAATGCGCGCAGCCTCGTTCGATTCCAGAATGACCAGCCTCTAGGGACGGAGAAGTATTACGAGTTCGAGTGGTTCGCGGACACCAAGACATTCAACATGTACATTGACGATGAATTGGTCACGACTACCGGGCCGGGCTTCACCACGTACAATCCTTGGGAGTCGATCTGCTTCTTCAAGGAGGTGTACAACGGGGGTACGCCTATCGCTGGGACGAATATGGAGTTCAAAGACCTGTATATCCAGCGCATCGACTCCGCCGCTGATATCCGCTTGGGATCCGCAACTCGCGTATGGGCCTTTAAGCCGTCCTCAGATGATGACGTCAGCTACCTCAGACCTCCGGCCTTCAACTCAAACGCCGCCGTAGCCGCTGGGGATATGTTCGCTAACCCGACGGCGATCCCGAACCCGTCCACCTCGTTCCTATCCGCTACCGAGTTGGGCCAGTACGACATGTACAATACAAACGCCGAGGACATCGCGGTTAAACTGGCGACGATTGAGGCGGTGCAGGTCAGGGGGTACGGGCAGAACCCGCTGGCAGGAACTCGCCAGTTTTCTTCGCGAGTAACGCTAAATGGTATTCTGGCGGAGGCCGACCCTATCGCCGTGCCGTTCAACACCGGGTTTCGCCATAGCCGCCTTCTCATGACCAACGACCCGAACGGGACGCGCTGGACTCCGGCGACTGTAGCGGCGCTTAAAATCGGCACACAAGTAAAAGCATAAGGCGGTAAAAGGTGGCGGATCCAATCCATAATGTAGCAGGGTCTCAGGGGGAGGTGTTGACCTACACACCGACCCCCACGCTGATCCGTTACGTGAACGTGGCAGGCTCCGTCGGCGAAGCCCTTTCATGGACGTACATCCCGTCCTACCAGCGTCAATTCAATGTCGCGCAGTCGATCATCGAAGTGATCGGTTTCCCGGCACCGGAAACGCGGTTTGCGCAGACCATTGGGGAGGTGCTGACCCGCACTCCCCCGGGTAACGTTGCGCAGACTATACTGGAAGTCCTCGGCACCAGTCCCCAAACGCTGCTGCCGTTGTTCGCCGACGTCGTTACTACTGCTGTAACTCAGAACGATAATACGTGGCCTACATTGGCCGACACGATCTCCACGGAAAGCCTTTGGACGGTGTGGCAATACGCCATCGTGCAGATGCCTATCGACCCTTCGATCTCCTACAATATCGTGGGCCAGACGGTCACGCTGGCGGTACTGGCCTCCCCTATCACCGCGATTTCATACGAACAGATTAAGCAGGCATGGTCGTATGCCGTCCAAGCATCGCGCCTCGGGGACTACCCTCTCCCAGATCAGATGTGGTCAAAGGTCAGCACGAATCACGTTAGCCTGATGGTGCTGCAGTCGCTGGATATCCCGTACGTCCCAACCTCCGGGGTGTTTGCGAAACAGGCATTGTCGATGGTCGTTCAGGCCGCGCCGCTGCCCATGTACACGACCCCGGCGTCCGTTGGCTTCAACGGTATGCTGGTGGCGCAGAAACGCCCGACGGAGCGCCTGCCTCGGTCTAACATCGACACGGCCCAACAGTTGACACAGGCTGTCACTGCCTTGCCGCTGCCGATGCACCGGTCAGACGTTGACGCGGCCCAACTGCTATCGCAGGCTGTCATCCCGGCAGACTTCGACGAGCATACCGTGGGTGTCGAGCACGCCGCTTCGGTCACGTCCTACAGCGTATCCGCCTTACCGATGGGCACGCCAACCGGCCCGGACATCGTAGCGTCGTACGTCAATACCGTGCTGCAAGAAAGTGACGACCTTCACGGCATCCCGCAAAGCCAGACCCGCGTCGGTACCGTGACGGCGTTAGTCCTGCGCACGACTGACATCTTCCCGCCGGTATCCCTGATCCGCACAGCAGCGGCGCGCATGGCCGTTACCTCGGCGGCTTCCGGGTACCTTCCGCCTGACGAGCTGATCGTGAAGTCGCAGTCCGGGGCTGTCCGCATGGCCGTGACGCAGATCGCTGACGACTACCCTAACCCGGGGATCCCGACGACTACCGTCCGCGTGGACACCGTTGCCATTCTGAACGCGCAGCCCGCGACCTACGATAGCCCGGAGGACATCTACGAGCGAAGCCGGTACCAGACCGTCGGCCAATACGTCGAGCTGGTGCCGCAACGTCGTCCGCTTCCGCTGCCAATCTCCTACGCCCCGGCGTATCAGGTTGTCGAGCTGGTCACGTCATACCTGTACATGCCGCCACCGGACGTTATCGCTAACTCCGGCATAAAAGTGTGGCAGGTGACACAGCCAGTCGCGCGTGTTGCGAAGTATCCTGACCCGTACATCCCGTACTCCACCCTGACGGTCAGCCAGTTGTTGGAGCAGGTAGCGATGGTCGCGGAATACCCGGATGTGCATCTACCGACGTCCGACGCGATTGTAAATCAGCTATTGGAACACGTCGCAGCCGTTGACGAGTTTCCTGATCCCGGTACTATGTTCCGGCCTCTGGTGGTCAATCAGGTTATCCAGCAGGTTTCGCAGGAAACGACGTACCCGGATTGGTCGACATTGCATAAGCCTGTAGTCGTTCAGCAGGTCATTCAGCAGGTCTCGGTGACAGCGAGCTACCCGGATAAAGATGTGCCACAATCTTTTGTAAAAATTACTCAAGTTTTGGAGCACGTCGCCGATAAAGCTAATTACCCAGACAAAAATGCTCCCCAGTCCACGCTACGAGTCCGTCAGGTATTCGAGCAGGTGATGATGCGTGACACCACGATGTATGTGATGCCCACGCCGCCCCGGAAACATCGGGTGCAAATCAGTTGCCGGTTTGTCTACTAGCAGTCGACGGGTTAATATTCTTAGCGGGCTTAGTCCCGCTAATTTTTTGTGAGGAATACCCGATGAACGAAACGGAACGGGAAGACGGTACCGGGGGCGTTAAGCTGGATCTCTCCATCAATCTCCCGACCATCCTGACTATGGTGTCGATGTTGGTTGGCGCGGTGCTTTACGTGAACAACCGGTTCTCTGATCTATCCAACCAGAACACGCAGGTGGATGCGCGGCTGTCCAATGTCGAGAAGCGTCAGGACTCGACGGACGCCGCGTTTACGATGTTGCGTGCCGAAACCCTGTCCCAGAACTCGGCGCTGCGCTCCGACATGCGTGCAGATATGCGCGACTTGAAGCAAAGCATCGACACCCTTGCAACTCAAATGAGGAAGTAACGTATGGCCCAGCAAAAGCCGCGTGGCATTCGTAATAACAACCCGGGCAACATTGAATGGGGTTCCCCTTGGCAGGGTCTAGTACCGCGCGCCAAGGCTACCGATCCACGCTTCTGTCAGTTTGTCGACCCAGCCTCGGGCATCCGGGCACTGGCCGTTGTACTGCTGACCTACTATGACAAGCGACTCGCCCGGGACGGCAGCAAGATTGATTCTATTCGTGAGATTATCGAACGATGGGCACCACCTTCCGAAAACAACACGTCCGCCTACGCCAAGCAGGTAGCCGCTGTTATCAACGTTGACCCGAATAGCGAGACCCTGAACCTCCACGACTATGCGACCTTGCGCGGCATCGTTGAAGGGATCATCCGCCATGAGAACGGCGACCCGGAGCGCTACGGTCTGGCACCGTACAACAACGCGAACGAGTGGTACCCGGACGACGTGATCGAGGAAGGTCTGCGCCGTGCAGGTGTCGCCAAGCCACAAGCCACTGTAAACCGTGCAACCGTGACCGCTACGAGCGTGACCGGCCTTGGTGCGGCCCAACTGGTGGATCTGGTAACGCCGGTCAAGGCAGCAATGGACAGCGCGCATGGGGATATCTCTTCCGGGGATTGGGTTCGCATCGCGTTCGGTGTGGGCACCATTGCCATCGGTCTGTACATGGGCTGGGTGGCGTACCGTAAGCACAAAGTCGGTTCAGCAGTATGACGGGCATCCTTGCCCGGATTAAAGCGGGCGTCTTAGCGGCGCTCGTTTTCGTTGGTGTTGTCTTCGCCGTCTGGTGGGCAGGACGTTCGAAGGGCAAGCAGGAGCAGCGCGCCGAGCACGATCAGGACACGTTGCGGAAGCAGGCAGAAGCGGATGACGTTGTGGCCGAGGTACAGCATGAAACCAATAAACTCCCTGATGGCGGCGCTAATGATCAGCTCCGTCGTAAGTGGATGCGTAAATAAAATTGACCCGGCACCATCGTTTTGCGCGGTGGCCCGGGCCATCTACATCGGTGAAGAGGATGTTCTCTCTGACCAGACCGCCCGCCAGATTCTCACACACGACGAGATCGGCGAGCGGTTATGCGGCTGGAAATAACTAACGCCTAGCTATATTCATCATAGGGATGTCAAACGCTGGCACAAGGAAGTGCGCCATTCTCTCCGGGCAGTATGTAATGCAAGCGTCCAACTCCATTATCGACCGGTAAACCGGCTTCCCTAGTTTCAATGCCAGCAGTATTTCATTCGCGGTTCCAGCGCTAACTCTCCCGGCGTCAGGAAACGTCAGCAGAACAGCGTCACAGCGTTTTAGCAGCTCGGCAGTACCATTTAGCCAGTAATCGTCTTCGACCGCCTCAAGGCCCGGCAGGCTCTCAAATTGGGCGGTATTCAGGTGAGGGGTGACGGGGAAGATACCTTTGTGCCCAAAACACTTAACCACGTCCGCCGCCACACCCTTCGCTACCCGGATGTTGTGGGCCACTGTAGTCACCTCGCCCGTTGCATCTTTGAAGGCCCGGTATGGCCCGGCGATGTAGATCAGTTTCATTTCTCTTTCTCCACGATAATCTTGATGATGATTTGCGGGTCACGGCCAACCAGTCTTGGCGGAGCTGGTGGCGGTGCCGGGCGTTTCTTGCCGATCAGGTGCGGCGGTATCGGTCTGGCTCGTTGGCTCATTCGTCCTCGCATAACGGTAGGTAGTAGTCCGGGCCGTCACCTGACCCGGGGAACAGTTTAAACAGGTACTCGTCATCAATGGTCAGCGTGTCCTTGCTGAACCCACGGCGGTAGTAATCACCTGACCGGTCGCCCAAAGCCCGGGCCATGCCGTCACCCGTCGGATCGTTCGAGCTGTAGTCCAGCGCCAGAACCTCGCGCCAGTCTTCCCGATCGATGCGCGCCACGGTCTTGTAGTTGTTCGATACCCGGCAGTACCCGGAGGCGATCAGCGCTTGCACCATGTCGGCGGTGATGACTGTCCGCCGTCCGGCCTTGGGCTTGATGCGGCGCTGCAGGTAGGCCGTGTAGTCCCGGGCGTGCTTGCTGCCCCGGTGCATGGCGAACAGCGTGGACGAGCCGACGTACTCGAACCGCTTGCGGCCCACGGTATCCCAGAAGCGGTACACGGAGGCGTAGCGGATCAGCATGGCGTCGGTCAGCCGGGCGTTCTTCGGGTCTTTGCGTTTCCACCAAGCATAGGAGGCGAGCATATCCGCCATGCGTTCGGCGTTGAAGAACAGGTGCGCGTGCTTAACCGGGAAATGGCATGGGTACGCACCGTCGTTATCGAACTGCCGGAAGCAGTGCCAGATCCCGCCGCTGTACGTGAAGTGCGGCTTGATGTGGCGCTCCTTCATCGTTTTGTATTTCGTCCACCCCATGCCGGGCCTCCGTAAGCTGAACCAATACCGTTACGGCCCTGAACGTGGCCGACGTGAAACTGCCCGCAAAATGGGCACCGATAGGCGTGCATCTGGCCTTGGTGGCCCTTCGCCCGGTGAACCTTGCGGATCGCGATAGCCGCGTTCTCCGCCGTTGCGTGCTTAACCTTCCCTTCGCATTGCCTGCGACGCAGACGTCGTTTACTTGCCATGCGGTGCTCCTACAGTGATTGATGTCGCTGGACTTCGGCTGCAATGATTGACCCGCGTTTGCTCATTCTGGTTGGTTCCAATATACGTGAAATGATCCGGGGTGCAGGTCAGGGTCTGTTGCGACCGTAAAGCCTGCGTCATTTAGCCACTTGATGACCGTAGCGCGCGTGGCATCGGACGGCATGTGGTTGTTGATAACGAAACTGACGACGGTACTGGTCAGCTCGGCTTCCGAGGCGCGGTTGATAATCGGCTCGATAGCGTCACGGACTTTCTCGGCGTCGCTCAGGTGCGCTTCTACAGATTTGCGGTACATAGCCCGCGCGGTGATTGTCATCATGGTAATGCCCTCCAAAAGAAAAACTCCCGTTGTTGCCTTCGGGAGTAATATTAGTTGTACACGTCGCGTGTGTCAAACTATTTCTTAGGTTCGAGTATGCTACCCAGTCCGGCGTCCTTGATGCCTTCGGTCAGCGAGGCGTACAGTGCGTTGGCGTCGCGGGCCAGTTGGTCACGCAGGGTTTTCTGCCGGAATATAGCGGCCATTTCAGGACTCTTTAGGTTAGGCAGGAAGACGTCTATCAACTCCCTGAAACGACGGCTGTAGTTCTCCAGTCGCTTAAACTCCGCCTTGTCCACTTCTTCCGGCGGGGATGCGAGCCAACGCCCGGCCATGTCATCCCCGATGTGGTAGATGCCTTGGTTCCAGTCCCCCACCGCCTTGCCGTTCTTGCGGTAGTATCGGATGCCGTTGACCACGATCTGCGTCTTGGTGGTGTGGCCCACCTCTTCTTTTACCGCGAAGTGTACGCCCGAATAGTTGCGGATACGGATCTCGCGGATGACGAGAACAACGTCCCCGACCTTAGTGTGCTCAAACATTACTTATTCCTCTTCAAACTGGTCTGCGATTTTACTGATCTGGCGGCGGTACTCGCTGATGCGGTCTACCTGCTTCTGCCACAGGTCGTCGTCGATCATCTTGGTGATGTTGGTCTCCACCAGATTGTTCAGGTATGACGGCGGCAGCGCATCTAACTCCCAGCTCGAATTGCCGAAGCGCTGGCGGTACTTCTTAAACCGGGCGTCGGTAGGCTTGGCCGGGTTCTCAGGCGGCTTGACCTCTTCGATCTGCGACATGTTCAGCGCGATACGCTCAAGGTGGTAGCCGCCGTTGCGCTCGGTGAACATGTCGATGCGGTCGTCGAGATCCCGGGTCATGTCGATGCCGCTCGGGTCGTGGTCTCCGAGGTGCAGGATTTTACAGAAGACGCCCTCGGACGTGGCCGGAAGTAAGTGCTCCTGCGCAAAGGCCCGTAATACCGTGCCGCTTGGGTATCCGCGCGCCGCCAGCAGCGGGACATCGTAGCGGTGGCACAGGTCTTCGAGCACGCCCACCAGCGCCTCTTTCTCAATGATGACGAACACCCGGGCCGACTGGCGGTGCCACAAGTCTTCGTGGTACTGGTTAGCGCAGGCCGACAAGATGCCCGCCGGGGATGTCCAGTGGGCGCGGGTCTTGAACTCGCGGGTGCGGTCTTCCAGTGCGTCCCAGTCCAGAACCCCGGCCAGTTTGCCGTCGTTGATCAGCCCGGCGATGCGCTTGTAGCTGTTCAGGGTGTTGGGCACCGTGTCGCGCGCTACCAACTGGTAGTACACCTGACGTGTGGTCAGCATGTACCCTTGCTCTTGGTACTCGCCAACGATGTCATCGATCACACGCAGCAGGTCGCAGTTTTCCGGGGTAAACCGGCGTTCCTGATATTCCTGTTTCATAGCTTCTTCCCTTTCTGGCGCAGGGTCTCGACGTACCCGGCTTTCGTGCGCCAGACACAGCGACATACATGGCAGCAGATCTCGCTGTAGTCCGACGTGGCCCGGCGGCCACCGTTAAATGAGCTGTAATTGCAGCGGTAGTTCATGATAAACCACGCGCGGTCGGCCACTGGCTTCTGACGTTCTTCACATTTGCATGACATGGATAGTTACTCCCAAGGTAAAGGTTTCCATTTCCCGCCAACGAACCAGTAGCAACCGGATAGCGGGCTGTATTTGGTGGATACTTCCGTTTGTTCTTGGACATCACTGCAGCGGATTGCCGCGCCAACCCACACCAGTACGAACAGAACGAAGAACATAATCACAGTGAACAGGACTAACGCAGCAATCTTTTTCATGGTATCCCCTGATGGTTTATTGCGCCTTATTGTGGCGGCGCAGCCAGATTATCATCCCGGCAGTATAATTGATCGCCCCGAACAACTCCCTTTCCTGCTGTTCAATGGACGGCATGTTTGTCGCCTCAACGACCTTCTTAGCCACCTGATAGGCCATGCCAAGCGGCGACGCGAGTAGGTCTGAAATAGCCTGCATAGGCTGTTCGGCAAAGGGGGCGTCGTTGGCGTGACGTTCACGGCCTTTACCGTACGCGGCTTGATCCAGTGCGCCAAGTAATACCGCCAGTAAATCAGAATAGTCCTCCTGATCCTTGACTGACTGGAAGACGTACGCCGTGGTCGGGCAGGAGTTTGCCACCGGCATAGATGCACGCAGTCTATCGCGGGCGGCGAGGATCAATTCTTGGTCGGTTGGATATTGGCTAAGGTCGATTTTCAACTCTTGCAACATCACCTCTTGGAACATTTTAAGCGCCGTATGGACATCTTGGCGTTTCTTCAACTCCGCGATGTCGTGCAGGATCGCCGCGTCTGTCCAGTCGCTACCGCCGTAGCCTAGGAGCTTTAGTAGGTCGGTTCTAAACGCGGCGGCTTTCCCCTTAGACTGAATGGCGCAGGCGATCACCTTGGATACCTCGTCGGTGGTGCAGTCGGCTTGGATGCCTAGCAGGTTGCACAGACTGACGTGGTACGGCACCGCCGACGACGACTTGAGGCGGAGGTTAAAGCCGTGGTGGCGGGCGAACATGAGGTAGTTCATGGCGTCCGCATAGCGGGATTCATGGATGCACTTCTGGATCTTACGGGCACAATCAGCCTCCCAATTATCTGCCATCCATGACAGCGGCGGGGTGCCTCCGCGCTGCTTCTCCATTAGGCTCTCCGCCATTACCGCCACGACCTTCTGCAGCTCGGCGGTGGTATCCGGGTGCAGCCCGGCAGGGATCTTGACTAACACTTGATTCTCAGACATAAAAAACTCCCGTTGGTTTGTTGGCCTTCGGGAGTAATGTTAGTTGTACATGCGGCGTGTGTCAAACGCTTTCTCTAGATTTCATCCCATAACGCGATCCACGCGTCACGTTCGGCCTGACTGATGTCCGCCAGTTTCGACCCAATCTCCAGCAGGTACTCCCGGCTGACGTACTCGTTCGGGTAGATGCGGTCGTCGCATGGGTCGAACACCATGATGGACGCGCCGAACCCGGCCCCGGTGATCTCGCTGCTGCCTGCCTTGGCGTTGAACCAGACCGGCGGCTCGAAACCGATGCGGCCTTTGATGAAGATGATCCGGGTCGCGGTCTCGTCGGGCCACCAGCTTTCGGACGTGGCGGACTTGGTTAGCCATATGGTGCCCGCGCCGCGCTTACGTTCCTCGTCCGCCTTGCGCATGATGTGGGTCATCCCGGTCAGCGGTTCCTTCCCGGCGCGCTTCTGGCTGTATGGCGGGTTCGCGTAGCCCCATACCATTTCGCAAGGGTCGGCCCCTATCTCGGCGTGGATCGCCTGCAGTTTACCGGCCCAATCCTGCTGCAGCGCGTTATCCTCGGCGGTGAAGAAACGCGGGCATTTGGCATTCTGGCCGTCGGTAAACAGGTCGAGCACGATAGGCCCGTACAGGTGGTTAATCGCCTGAAACAGCCATTCCGGGGTGCGCCATTGGTCGCCAATCTCCTTCGGCTCATGTTCGAGCCGGGCTTTCAGGTTGTTCAGGTGGTCAAGGTACTCGCTCATTAAATGAAATCCTCGTTGTGCGTGGCGGTGATGGCGGCATGATACAGCGGTTCGACCTGATCGTCAGGAACCTGATCTATGCGGCCTGCCCCAGTTTGGCGGGTCAGCAGCGCCAGCGCTTCATCGTGGCCGATTTTTTGCACCAGCATGGTCATTGCCGTCTTCAACATCTGGCGCGTTACAGGCTTCGGCACCGGCACGATCATGAGGTTGTCACACATGCCGTGGATGTAGTGCATCGCCGCCGTCGGCAGGTCTTTCTTCGCCTGACGGACATCGACATCGAAACCGTTATCCGGTATGGCGACGTTGAACAGCTTGTAGGCGGACTCAATGATCCAGCGCGCGGTGATAGGGTTCATGTAGAACAGCTCGGCCCATATCGCGCTTACGCTGCATGTCCGTGGGGCATGGCGGTAGGTGTCGCGGATCGACTTGGACGTGGCCCGCATGGTGTCCTTATCGACCTGCAACATCTTGACCTTGCGCTCATACTCGGCAATGTCCTCGGCATGGTTGCGGCGGGACTCTTCCATTTGGATCTGCAGACTGGTGATGGTGGCCTTGGCGCTGTCTAGTTCGTCGACCTTCGCCGCCCACTCTTCCGGGGAGACTCCGGCCACACGCTTAAACTCCATTTCGTCGAAGTGCTCGGCCAACTTCTCGAAGTTACTTGCAGTAGCGTCGGATATCTTGCTCGCGGCACGACCGAACTGGCGCAAGGCATCCTCAACGGACATGCGCGGCATGGTGCTCAGGCCGTATGGGGCGGCAAAGGCTTCGCTCATTCCCGTTTCTCGCGGTGTCATGCTGATAGTGAATTCCGGGTTCGACGTGGCGCGTGGCTTGCGGAGCTGCCCAACGATCTCTTTGATGATGTAGTCCGCCTGTTCACGGCTCCATGCAGTCTCTTGCGCCGGGGTCGGGGCTACACTGATGCGTGGGGTTCGATCCCACTCGATTGTGATGTGCTCCGGCAGGCCGTTGTTCGGGCCTTCAATGACCTTCACGCCTGTCACCTGCATGATGTTTTCCAATGGAACCTTGCATTCTTTAATCAGGAACTCTTCGGCCACGATGTGCAGGCCGCTCGCGTTCGGCTGTAGTCCGGCGTCCAGCGCCATGTTCAGGAAGGTGCGGATCTCTGCCGGGGTAGTGATGTATGTCAGTTTTTGCTCGCTCATTTTTGGCCCTTTAATTTGGATACGAAAGTGGTGATGTTAACGACGTTGTATTGCTTGCCGGAGTTGGTGGCCCGGCTACTCGCCTCGGCCATGACCGACGGGTTCATTTCGACCCGAGGTGATCGCCCGGTGCAGTATTTATCCATTGCTGCAAAGCGGTGGATGCCTATGCTGTAGAGCTGTTCCATCGTCAGCATGTGGCCCATCGTACGCTCAAAGAACTGAATGGTGTTCGTGATGGAATCGCCATAGATAATCGTGCCGTACCCGCTGTCTATGTAGATCAGGTAGGCCACCGGCACCAATGGCTGCGAGTTTTTCAGGTCGTGCATCATGTAGTTGAGAAACGCCGGGTCGACTGGCGGATCGTACGAGTACCCAGCGGGCCTAAATGCCACGGTACTTACGGGCCGCGTTGGGGTCGACTTGGGCAGGTTTTGCAGCGATGGTACCGTTGCGCTGCGCCAAGTCCTGCGCTCAACCGTACGAACCGTGGCTTCGACTTGCTCGACGGAACAGGCTGGTGGCTCGGCGTCATTCACGTCCCACGACTTGCCGCAGAACGTGCATAGGTACTCTTCCTGCATCCGCACGATGTTTTTGTGTTGTAGGCTCATAGTTCAACATCATCCTCATAGAGAACACGGTAAGCGTCGCCCCGGGCCTTCCAGCCCTGCCAGACGTCCACGATTAGCGCCCCGGCATACTGGCGCTTGAAGCAGTTGTAGATCATGTTCCAACACACGTCCGGCAGGTCGGAGGCGATACCGTTGTACTCGAAGCGCCACTCACGCGGCGATTGTGTCAGCGGCTTGATCTCCGGGCGAGGGTAACTGTAAGGATTGCCCATTCCGATCTTCATGAGGCCACGGATCAGCCATGAGCGTTGCCACCAGATATCGTGTGTGGTGCGGCCATTCTTAAACTCTTCCTCCAACATGACGCACAGAACCAAGGCGCTAACGCTGCCAGTCGGTGCTGGCGCGCCTAAATCGTCAAAGTTGGACAGGTGCTCCATTAACGCGTCTGCGCTGCCGTCCGTGTCTTCTGCCTCGGCTGCGTCGGACAGGATGACGTCGAACACCAAAGTCGGGAACACGACCTGCGTGCCGTTCTTCGTGTACTTCGGGTTAGGCTCGGAGAACATGGCCGCATACAGGCGGAGGATCTGGTCTTCTAGGCTTGGGGCGAAACCGGTGATGTCTTTGCGGCCGCCGTACTCGTCAACGAATACAGACACGTCGCAGCCGTCACATGAGATTACCGCGCGTGGCCCGTATGGCAGGGGGAAGATGTAAATCGGGCTTTTGCCGATCAGGAGTTGGTTAAACGGGGCAAACAAGGGCGTTGGGTGTTTCATCGTTGTAGTCCTGCTGTTATGGGAACACAGGAATCTTAGCTACACACGCCGCGTATGTCAAACACATTTATAGGGGCAAAAAGAAACCCGCCTCAAAACAGATAGGCGGGCTGTGAATTGCGGCGCGAAGACACCGCTGGCAACGTTCCGAACAACAGGACAAAGACACGCGAGCACACTATGCCTTGGCCCAAGTAAATCATATGTCCGGGTTGCTGTAAATGAGATTCCAGTAATTATAATCTTCCAGATCGATCTCGACGACCTCCGGGTTATCCAGTGCCGATAGACAGGTGCCCACATCCTCGGCGAATACACTATCACTTTCCGGGTGGCGCAGCAGTCGCACCTCGCGGAAATAGATGAACCATTCTTGTGATGGCTTATAGTTATCCGGTTGGCGAGTCATGATGACCTGCGCCGATTTCTTGTCCTGCCAGTAACGTGTTACCAGCTTAGAGCCATACGCGCCCATACTCATTCCTTCTCGCGACGCACGCGGGTGCCCATCTTCCCGTAGATCGGGTCTTTCAGGGTGTAGCGGATTGATAGTTTCAGGCCCAGCTTGTACCCAAGGCGGCGCACGTAGCCGAGCTGATCCGGCTTAACGTCTGGAATGAAGAAGGACTCGCCTTCTTTCATCCCGTCCAGCAGTTTTTCGTGTTGCTTCTGCAGGTCGCTATCCATCGTTAAACCTCGTCGTCATCTTCCAGTGTGGCCGTGTACTCGACCACGATCTCGCCGGTTTCATCCAGTGAGCGGAACAGCGCGTGGAGGGACTTGTCGAGCTGGAACAGGTTAGCCATCATGGACAGGAACAGCCCGCCGTCAGTGCCGTAGTGTTCCAGCGTGGCGTCGTAGTTGGCGTCAACGTCAGCCTCGCCGATATGCAGCCCGGATACGATGGCCTTATCGGTCAGGCGCAGCCACACGCGGTCAATGCCGATGGTCTGGGTGTCGACCGAGAAGTCCAGCGCGCGAGGCGTGTAGTCGTTGTCCAGTAGGTCGTTGACCATCGTACAGTTGCCGATGTCGATGTCCTTGACCTTCACGTCGTCGCCGTCTTCGTGCTTAACGTGGACGTAGTGGTCAGGCTCGTAGTCGCTGTACTTCTTCGCCACCACGCCTTTCATGAACTGGCGTAGGCTGTACTCGTCGATCAGCAGGCTTTCGGTAGGGAAGGTGCCCACGGCTTTACGCAGCATGGCCGTGCAGGCTTCGGCGTTCTTGGCGCTGCTGGTGAACACGAACACGTATGGCATGGACAGCATGATGAAGATCTTGGACGGACGGATCGGCGCGGTTTTCAGCATGTTGGCTTCGACGTCCTCTTTCAGCTCGGCCCAATCCTTCCGGGTCGGCGTCCAGCCGTCGATCTCTTTGGCCTGCAGCGCCTTCATACGCTCTACCACGGCGTTACGGACGCTCACGCCCGGCAATACACGCTCGCGCTTCTCGACCTGCAGGACGATGGCTTTCGTGCCCGGGATGGATAGGGCGAACGTGTTGCCGACTTCCTCGCTGAACGGTGCGAAGCCCATAGACGAGTACGACGCTTCTGCCGGGTCAGTGATCGCCTCGGGTTTCAACTTATCGGACAGGGTTTTGGTCGCGAATTTATGGATGGTCTCTTCATCCATGTCTGGCGTGCTCAACAGCAGGCGGTGGAACGGTGTCACCTTCTCGCTGTTATCGTTGGCCGCGTCATACAGTGCGCCGAGGTGCAGCGCCACCAGCTTGTCAAAATTCTTTACTTTCATTGTCCAGTGCCTCGATATTTATCAGGTTGGCCGGAAGGCCGTGGTACATAGCCGCCGTGATGTGGGCGCAGGCCATGCGTTGTGCTTCGCGTGCTGACCGGATGTTTGCCATCGTTTCGGCGAACCGGTCACTGATCTGGTTATACAGGCGCTCATGGTCAGGGGTCGTACCGCTTTCCAGTAGGGCCAGTTGGCTGTTAAAGAATGTTTGCGCATCCTCTTCCAGCGCGTCGTACCAAACTTCCATGTAGCGGGTCTTCTCGATCAGCTGATCAAGGCGCACCGCGCGCAGTTGCCGGTACTCTTCGCCGATCACGGCTACGGTTTTATTGTCGGCCACCTGTCAGTCGCTCCACGGTTGATTTGACTTCATCGGTAGGCATGTTCTCCCGCGCCCACATCAAGAAGTTGAGCACGAAAGCCCGTTGTGCGTCGCACTCTGCCCGGCCCTTCGCCTTACCGTAGACCGCCTTGTCCACGTTGCCTTGCTCGTACACCTTCTGCCCCATGCCGACACGCGAACGAACACGAATGCCGGTGTGGGTCAGTTTGATGTCGACCCGGTAGGCGGTCTCGATAGAACGGAACGCCGGTAGTGCGTTGATAGGCTCACGACCGTGGATCAGGTTATTGATTATCAGCGCTGGTGTTGTCGGTTGGGTATGGAACATTCAGTGGTTCTCCTAACAAGGTGTATTTGATCGCGCCCATGATGGTGTTGTCGATAGCAACGTTCGGCACTTCACCGGACAGGATGCGGGACGGGGTGAGGACTGCCGTTTTCAGGCCGTTCTCATACATGACGTTGGCGATGCAGGTCGTGGTGAACGACTCGATGTATTGCTCCACGTTGTCTTCCTTGGACTGCAGCAGTCTGCGCAGCTCGTCCTCGGTGTCGCGGATGCCGAAGGCTTCTTTCAGCCCGGCGATCAGTAACATGGCGTCCGCCTTAGTCAGCGGGGTAACGATGTCCACGTCGCCGTTCTCTTTCTCGATGTAGATCTCGCCGTCTTTTGATTCCGGCTTGAGGTATACAAAAGCGTTTCGCTCAATGTCGCGTACCGGAGACAACGCGATAGGGTGGTGGGTAGTTTTCATGTGTGCTCGTCCTATGGGGTGGTAGGGGTAATAGGGTGGTACGCCGTTTTCAGACGTACCCGGCCTACAGGCTTAAACCTCGTCGTCTTCGTCCACGCTCACGCAGGTAACGACAACCTGAATGAACATACGGCCAGACGGGTAGGAGATCAGCGCTGACTCCATGCTGAACTGCTGGCCGTGGTGTTTCATGGCGTTGCGAATGGATGAATTGAGGCTGGCCCGGATCTTGGCCTTCATCGCGTTGGCCTCGTCCTGTACCTGTTTCAGTGCCCGCTCGACTGGCAGCTCTTGGGACAGGGTGAAGACCTCGCCAACTTTCAGTGCAATCAGGTTGCCCACCACGCTGTGCGCACGCACGCGGGATGGCAGCTCGACGTCTTGCTCGGTGGTCATCATCGCCGCTGTAAGCGCAGCCGGGGCTACGCCGGGGTAAGTATTGCTCATGTCTGTTACTCCGTGGTGGTGTGGTGCAGATTCATTCGGCAAACAATAGTGCTACACGCCGCGTATGTCAAACTTTTCCTTCGAGGACACCTTCCAGTAAAAGCTCACGCGAAATACAGCAACCGGCTAGGTTCGTCAAGTAAGCCGCGAACCCCCGGGCCTACACAGCAACCGGCTAGGTTTTTGAAGTAAGGGCCGATGGTGCGAACGAGAACCGGCTAGGTTTTTGAAGTAAGCCGGGAGAACGTGGAGGTTTTTCCTGATCGCCGCCGGGCTGAACAGCAACCGGCTAGGTTTTTGAAGTAAGCCCCGGGATCGGCGTTCAAAATTTAGCAACCGGCTAGGTTTTTGAAGTAAGCCGCCGGGGTGGCGCTGGTTTTTCGTGGAGAATTCCAGCGGCCCGGCGCGGCGTGCGGATCGGGGGTGTCGCCCGTCGATGACGTGCCGCAGGGGGTCAGGTCGGGGGGTGACATCGTAAAAACGTATACAATTCAGCGACTTAGGCGTTTTCGCTTTTCGCGTATAAAGGAAAGGGGGCGTGATAGAATTATTTTAGAAAAGCGTTTGACATACGCGGCGTGTATCATTAGATTAGATTGTATCGGGGCGGCGTGGCGGCCCCCAACTAGATAAACAGGGGTTCACAATGATCAATCACAAGTTTTCTGACCTGAAAAAAGCGGACGTGTTCGCCGCCGTGTTGGCCCACGTAACCGGCAGTAATGACTACAGCGTAACGGACGTGCGCCAGTTGTTTATCACCTCTTACGTTTGCCCGGCTAGTGAGGTGGCGGCAATGGAAGAGGCGGACGCCATCAAACGTGCCAACGGGATCGCACTGCCCGCGCCGATCATTTATAACGCGGTGCAAATTTCATATAAAAACGCCGCCGGGAAAAATGTTTTATTGTTCGACCTGTCACACCACAAAAGCGCGGCGGCCTTGGCTACTCAAAAGCGCAAGTTTGAAAAGATGTTAAAAGCGTTGCAGGTTGAGGCGGCCCACGGTGAAGCGCTGGAAATGGACGCGGCCTTGTCCGCACCGGTTGCAGGCGATCACGTTATCCCCGCTCCACAAGGTGAACGCGGTGAACGCGTCTACAACGTGTTGAAAGGTGAACCGTTGCAAGATTGGTTATCTATTGTTATTCGCCGCGATGCGGACGGACGCGCCACGGTTGAAACGCGTAGCCGGTTCCATGTTAACGTGTCGCATACCATGCGTAATACATGGGGCAATGATTACAGCGACGCCGAAATATTGAATGACGATCATCTATTACGCACCATGTATCAACTTTACGGGCGCGAAATTTTCACAGTAATTACTACACGCGAATTTAATTAAGGGGATCACCATGCAAACTATTACCACTCATTATAAAAACGGTCGCATTTACGCTAAAAGCTGGAATGGTTGGGTTAAAGCGGATTTTGACGCTGCTTTATCTAGCGAGGCCAATCACCGCGCCGCCGCTGATAAACTGGTTAAGAAGTTAAACGCGAATAAATCTGTATCATGGCGTGTTAAATGCTCCGCGCCGGGCGTACCGGGTTTACGTGGTGCGGATGGCGGTTGGGTATTCATCATCGAATACGCGCCAGCGGTAGCGCCTTGTCATATGTCTATTACCGTTAAATTCATGGCGGGCACTAATACAGGCCCGGCCTACATGCGGGCTTATTCGTGGCTGTTCCCGAAAGGCGTTAAGGTGCATTACTCGGCGGACGTGGCGAACGGGTCGGACATCCAAGGAAACGCACGTTATGCCGCCGGGGTCATGCTGGGTATGATTAATGAGAAATGCGCGGAGGGCGACTTCACGCCGGGCCTAGCGTGGGCGCTTGCGGATTACGTGGAATTGTACAACGGGGATCGCCTGTTTACTTTGGTTACGGCATAAGGGGGCATCATGGCGGCATTGGTACTAACAGAACGTGAAGCGGCGGACGTGGAAGCGATGCGCCAGCGTCACAACCTCGCGGCCTTGGACGCGGTAGCCGTGGAAGTGATTTCCCCGTCTATGACCGTTTACCACGTTGCACCGGCCTATGTCCTGCATGTTCGCCGCTGTCACGATGACAACGGGGTGCATATTTGGACGTGGATCGAATACTTCCATAATGGCTATACGGTGGATTCATTCAAATCATTACCGATTTAAACTAGGGCGCACGTTATGATCTATTTAATTATCTTTATCGGTTACTCCATTATTGCGGCGGTTATCGCGCATGACGTGCGCCACGTTTTAAATCGTTGCAAGGTTGAGCGCCTTTATTCTTTCGGCAAGCGTACCGTTTATTTGCGTGAGAAGAAAACAGGCCGCTTAATTGGTTGCTCTAATAATTTCTTTACTCTTTTAATTCAAGGTGGAAAATAATGAATACTTTAAGCTCAATCAATCACGATCAGCGGCTTTATGTTATGGCGGTTAATGGTTGTGTGTCCTGCTATGGGTTCGACGTGTTGAATGACAAGGCCGCCCGCCTGCTTACGTGGTTGTGGGCGCAAGGCCGCGCCGCTGAAATGATCCTAGGGGCGAAAGGGATCGACGTTAAGTCGCTGGCAGTCCCGGCACGCGTTGGCACTAAAAAGCATTTCACCGCCTGCGATAAGATCATTTGCGCGGCCCGTATCTATGCCATGAATACCGGCACGTTGTGCCCGGTTGAGCTGTGCGATCAGCTGATCGGCTTGGAGGGTAAGCGCGTCGAGGTGTTAGATAGCCACGGTGAACGCCGCCGCTTTTGGGTTGGTCGCTCAACTGGTTGGTTGCCTAATCACTTAGAGATCGCCACCTCCCGATCATCGGGTGGCCCGGCTGTCATGGGTGCGCCGTTCAAATCAATCACAATCATCGCGTAAGGGGATCACCGTGGCTAAATATATCTCACTCTCAACTATCGTTAAATCGGCTAACGTGGTTCACCTCGACACGGACTATTACACCATTGACGCGGGCGGCTATCGCGGCATGAGTGGCTGGCTAGTGTTCCAATTAAAAAGCGGTGAAGTGATTACCCGCCGGGCGTATTTCGATTGCACTTGTGGGCAAGCGGCTTTTTACTGGGTGCGGATCAAGGGCGTTAAATATAGCGTTGGGTATCCGCTGGACGTGACAAAATTCACCCCGTCCAACTGGCAGGACGCGGATCAAGCGGCCTTCTTTAACGCGGCTCAACTGTAAGGGGATCACCATGCAAACAATTTACGGCGTTATCCTATCCGATGGCACGCACTGCGACACATCCGCAACCGAACAAGGCGCTAAGAATTACGCCACGCGCAACGGCTACAACGAGATAAGCGCCCGTTATCATGGCGGCTACATGGCGGTCATCGTGGCGCACCGTGACGGCGGACGCTGGAAGCCCGGCCCCGCGCCTTTTGTCATCACCAAGCCCGGCGACTACGTGACAAGGGCGGGCGACCGTGTGACCGTGGACGCCATCGTAACGCAGAACGGGGCCGGGCAAAATCCGACCTTCCCGATCAAGGGCCGGATCTGGAAAATGTACCGGGGGGAAGTCCGCCCGCGTGAATTTAAGGTATGGCAATCCAACGGCCTATTCTACCCGTTGCGGGAATCACCGTGGGATATCGTAGGCGCGTGGATCGGGGGCGTACATGGATGATCTAACCGGTGACGCTAAAAGGGCCGCTGTTAAATTCGGCGGGTGTGTGTTGGTTGCCGCTGTCATAGGGGCGTGTGTGCTCTTAGGCGGCGACGTGGGGCCGTATAAGGCGTTTCTGTATACCTTTTCGGGCGGCGTGTGTATCAAGCTGCTGTGGCCCACTCAGGACGAGGGGCAAGCCCTTATGGATCACTTTAAGACAGACGAATAATAAAACGTTGTGCCTATTGTCCGACTTGATGCCCGCCCCTTACGCGGGCTTTTTTGTTTGCATAGTAAAAAGCGTTTGACATACGCGGCGTGTATCATTAGATTAGATTGTATCGGGGCGGCAGTGTCTAACCGCCTCACTCTTAAACGGTCAAACAGGGGTCTAAAAATGTCTAAAATGGTTTTCACCGGTCAGTTTAAAAACGCTCTTAAAGTCGCTTGCGCTGCTATTCGTAACGGTGAAGCGTCGCCGGAATTCGTGAAAGTGGGCGACATCATGGTATCGACTGGATTCGTCGTGCAGGTTGAGATCAAGCCTTGCACACGTTTTAGCAAGTACACTTTCCGCGTTACTACTCACGGCATGATTAACGAGCGCGGCCCGTTGGTTGTGTTGGAGCGTGTGGAGTATGAAACAGACTCAATCGCCGATATTCTGGAAACGCTCTCTTTGTGCGCTCACTTGGAAGTGTTCGACGAGTTACACGCTCACTATGTCCGCGCCAGTGCCGGGATCACGTATGAGAACGCCCGGGATCACTTGGTTAACCCATTGCCTAGCGAGACCACGCCGAAAGAGGTTAAGCACTACGTTGTGACCACGACGGACAACGAAAACGAAAAACTCTTTTTAACGGACGCGGGCTTGTGGACTTATTACCGCCATAACGCAAAAGAGCATATGGTTAAGCCTGAATCGACAGATAAGCTTTCGGACTATGGCACGGCGATCAAGGTTGAGTCTTTCACGCCTACTTTCATCGGGATCGGCATTGCCAACGTGAAGCGCATTAAAATTACCACTAACGCCGGAATGGTTTTAATTGCGCCGCTGTATGCCGTAGCGATGCACGATGACGGGGCGGTATTCTCACAGCGTTGGTTAATGCGTTTAAATCTGATTGAGAATAAAGAATTTTGTTCTTATGTGAAGCCTGAAATGATTAAAACGTTGGAGTATATCAAATGACGGTGAAAACGTACGGTAATAACCGGCCCCGTAATTGGTCGGAATTGGTCAAACTGTTAAGGGGTAAATAATGGCGCTCTCAATCGGATTTAAAAAAGCAATTGTTTCACGTTACGCGGCTGATATGGATTTCTTTACCTCTCGTAACCCGTTATTAGCGGATAGCGCGGAGTTTAGAAAATCAGTAATGCAAACGGCGTTAGTTGTTACCGGTGAAAGCCTAACCACACCTGAAGCGCGTTGCATGTTGGCAAAGGTGGCCGTAGACGCTACCGCGTACCGGGGCGACGTCGAGATCGTTAAGACGCATATCCGCAACATTCGCGCCGGGGACGTGGTGCGGCATGAGGGCAAGGATCGCACCGTGGGCATTAAGGATATTAAGCACTGTAATTTTATGGGTGTGTCTTTATTCGGTGATAGTTATTGCCTAGGTCATAAAATGGTGGACTTGGTTGTCATTAATCGCGCATTACCGGCTAAGGATGAATAATGGCTAAGAGCATCACAATAAGCCGCGTCGCCGCTGATTTGCAGGTATCAAAGGCGCGTAGCATGGCAAAGAGCAAGGGTTTCACAATTACGCGTAGTGCGGACGGTATGCCACGCTTCACGCGCCGCGATGCGGACATATTCGTAAAGGGTGCGGTATGGGTGTTTACGTCCTACACGTTGGATATTCACCGGGATCGCGCCGTGGTTGTGCAAACTAAATCGCACTTTGATTTATTCGTTTTATTCCGCTCAATTATTTAAGGGTAATACATGATCGCTTTATTCTTTTTGGTAATGACAACGTGCGACGTTAACGCGGGCGCACTGGCTGAAAACTGTAATGATTATATCTTGGATGGCGGCTTTACTTTCGCTGATTGTAAAAAGGCTATGCAGGCGCAACCATACCGCGCGGATCTATTTTCCCTGCGTTGTGATCGTGGTGAACCAATGGAGGCTAAATAATGTTTAACGAGACTTTTAAAACTGCCGTATTAAGTACAGCGCATTTAACGCCGGAAACTTTAAAAACATTAAACGCGCTAGAAATTAATCGCGATTTGCCTTACTGGGTGCATCCTACCGATCACGGCTTTATTGTCCGTGGCTATGCGGTGCGCTTTGACGTTAACGCGGGCGGTGAAGATTGTTTGTCTAGCCGTCCTGATATTGTCGCCGTATTTGCGGCATTACAGGCCGCCGGTATTGACGCGGCACTATTCGACGCGGACGGCCCTATTATCGACGGCTTGCCCGATTACAGCGAGGATCACGCATGAATCGCGAACAGTACCGCGCCGCACGTCGCCTAATACGTGATAACGGGGTTTACGCGCTCCGCTGGATGGATGACGATACCGCACCGATCATGGACGTGCTTTGCAGCCAGCAAGCCGATCCACTGGCAGAACGCGCCGCCGTGGTCGCCTACAGTGCCCGGGCGGGTCTGTACTGTGACGTGCGGAAAACTGCAACGCTCGACCTGCTAGGCCGCTTTGAGGCGCTCAAACGTCCGCGCATGGGGGTTAAGCGGCTGCTAGTGGGGTTCGGTCGCTATGCTTCTTACTTCCCACAGGAAAGGCCGATCCAAGGGCTGATCGTTAGGGTGTGGAGCGAGACCGGCGTTTACATGGGTGTAGGCGTTGGCGTGGATACCCGGGAAAGCGGCGGCGCTATTTCGGTTAATGGCAAGCGTTACGATTCTAATCATATTCTCCACTGGGTTAAGGTTCAATCATGATATTCGTGCATGTGGTTGTATTGGTCTTAATGTCTATTTTGGCCGGGGCTGGAATCCATGCCCTTTGTTATTTCGGCGCTAAGAATTCGGATAACGCGCTTTACTTGTCCGTCCCGTTGTCCGTTGTGGTGTGTGGCGTGTTCGGTGCGCTGTATATGGATCTACTCATTCAGGCGGGGGTGTTCTGATGGCGCTTATCAGGAAACGCACATTCATAGCGGAAAGCGGCCTTGCGCATGTACTGACTATAGAGACCGGTCACAAGCCCGGGGACTACAGCGCGGCCCTAGACGGTGTTACCGTGGCCGCATTACGTGCCATCAAGCGAGAGGGGCGCACTGGGTACGATGTGCGGACTAGTGGGGTTACGTTCTCACGATATGACGGCATAGACGGGGCACTATCGGCGCTTGTCTCCATTGGCCGCGTAGGCGATCTAGGGCCGAAAAAATGATCCCCTTTACCCCGGGCCTACAGTGTGGCCTATGATATACGCCCTATGTATTATAGGCCGCCTACCCGGGCGGCTTTTTTATT